GTGAACGCACTGCGACGCATCGCGAGATTCCTTGCACCCCTGATTATTTCGCTGATCGTGATGCTGCTCGTCTGGTATGCCTTCCTGCATGCGTTCCCGCAGGTGGGGCCACGGGTGGGCAAGACGCCGGGCGATGTCTGGAACTACCTGGTCACCGGCGACTCCGCCGCCGTCGCACGGCGGGCGATCGAGTCGGATCTGCGAATCACGCTGCGGGACGCGGCCATCGGCTTCGGCGTCGGCATGGTGGTGGCGCTGGTGGTGTCGGCCCTGTTCGTCACGCTGCCCGCGGTCGAGCAGTCGTTCCTGCCGGTGGCGATGCTGCTGCGCTCGGTGCCGCTGGTGGCGCTGACGCCGATCATCGTGCTGATCTTCGGCCGCGGCCTGGCCGGGGTGACCGTCATGGCGGCGATCGTGGTGTTCTTCCCCGCCCTGGTGATGATCATGACCGGCCTGCGCTCCGCCTCCCCGCAGGCCATGGAACTCGTTGCCGCCTACGGAGGTTCGCGCTGGACCCGGCTGCGCATGGTCGCGGTGCCCGCCGCGTGGCCGTCGGTGTTCGCCGCCGCGCGAATCTCGGTGCCGGGGGCGCTGATCGGCGCCCTGCTCGGCGAATGGCTGGGCAGCGGAACGGGTCTCGGGGCGAGCCTGGTTCGCGCCATACCGACGTTCCAGTACGACAAACTCTGGGCCTCGATCGTGCTGGTCACCATTGTTTCGGTACTTCTGTATGCAATAGTCGGCGTCGTCGAAAATTTGATATCGGCACGATTCGGCTCGACGGCCGGTAACGAATGACCGATTCGTCTCGCGAAAGCAAAGAATCCGAAATCGAAAAGTCCTAGATTTCCTTGCCGAGAAGGAGGGAAAGCAGCTCTGAGCTGGTTGATTGCGGTACGAAGAACCGCTTCTCTGGGGGTCTGTGAAGGTATCTGTGAAGGGTTTTCAGATGGGTCCGGTCAGCCGACATCGACGAAGTCGATAACTGGCCTGTCGATAGCCACGTAGTTCTCCAGCGTGACCGGGCTCCCGATCTCGTGTCCCAGGATCTCACGAGCCCGTGCGAGAGCGTAGTCCAGACCACGACGGATATACGCCTCGGCGATGCGTGTCGCTTTCGTCGATCGCAGAGTCCTCAGTGTGGCTCCTTCCAGCGGTGTTCCTTTGACGATTTTCCTGAAGGTAACTTCGGCATTGTCCGGGTTCAGCATTGCGCCCGAGGAACCTATGAATACGAGTTTCTGCCCAGGTTTCGCGAGTAGTTTCAATCGTTTGAGTGCGGCGAGCGCCCGTGCGCTTACCTTGATGACCCGCAATGATGCCTCGGTTTTTGGGAAGGGTTGCCGGAACAAGACGTAAATTCTTGCTGTGGGGCTCAGCGTCTTCCAGTCCTCCGGAAGAATGATCTGGTTCGAGCTAAGCTTGAATTCTTCGATAAGGCGATGAACATCCTCTATCGTAAGTACCGTATATACAAGTGTGGCCTCGATGGTGACGGTTCCTGCATTGTAGTCGATGCTGTCGAACTCGATGGCAAGGCATTCGCCAGGGCGACCTGCGGTTTCGTATAGCAGTAATGTGTAGTCACGAAAGATGGGATTGCGCCTCGGCTTCCCCGTGAAGTACTTTTCTTCGAGGGACCAGTACAGATCCATTTCCGCTTTCGAGAACGGCATCGGTTCTTCGGAGAAATAGGGGTTTGCGCCAACTTTTCTGCGGGCTCTTCGGGAGGCATTTTCGCCGTTGTAGCCTTTAATGCTCGCTACTGGATTGTCGTCGCGAAAATCGTCATCGACAAGCATTTGAAAAGCTTGGTTGAGGATGGTCTTATGAACCGATTGTTTGTTTGAAAAGCTGTTGAGCAACTCTAGATATCCACGTATGTCCCTTCGCGTCGCTCGTAGTGCCTTCACCTTGGCCAGGCTGGAGTTTGCGATCTTGATGGTATTCTTGCGCCCTTTTGCTGCAACCTCAATTTCTTTATAATAAATGTTGAGGGTCTGAAGTCGCCGTGTGGTTACCGGTTTTTTCTTCTCGCGGTTGTACCAAGCTCGCACGACTTCGAGTACGGTAGGATCATCACCATATTCGGTATCGGCGCAGCCGATTGCTCTCGGCTTCCATGCCTTCACCCGCTTCTGAAGATTCCGGCGACACGCTTCCGGCGACGCTCCGTGCGCCCACACGCGGGAAGGTTCTCCGAACGGTTCGCCGATCGTGACGGACCATTCGAAGTAGTTTCGTTTATCGTTCCATCGCGGCTCCGCTGGCCAATGCTTACCCTGCTCTCCGACCGCAAGCTTGCTGCCCATCGCTATCCCCGACCCTCGTCACGCTTTCTCTGAATGGCGCGGATTGCGTCGTCGAGTTCGCCGACGATCCATGACGGCTGGCTGCGCGCCAGGAACTCCAGCCGTGCCCGGCCGCCTCGATCTCCCGGCGCGGAGCCGAACGGCTCGTCGCCGCGCAGCCAGGCCCACAGCTGCTCTGCCGTGAGCCCGGTGCCGTCGACCGCGTCGTTTGCGGCGGCATCCGGCATCAGGAGCGTCATCGGCGAGACGCCGAGGACGTATGCGAGGGCGGGCAGTTCGTCGGCGGAGATGCGGCGATCTCGTGATTCGATCTTGCTCAGTCCCAGTTCGGGGATGGGGCATCCGATCGCCTTCAGGCGCCTGGAGAGCTCGGCGTAGCCGATGCCCAGGTCCTCGCGCAACTGCTTGATGCGTTCGGCGATGATCTTTGCGATGGCGTCGCCGAGTTCTTCTGGTGGTGATGTCATGGGCGGCAGTATGGCATATCCGATCTATTGCTAGTGCATGCTTTTGGATAGTTTCTGCTAGCTTTCCGATAGCGATAGCCATCGTTGTGATGGCATCGCTGATCAGAGGAGGCGCAGATGAGCGAAACCCGAGCCAGCGAGGAGCCGCTGGTCACACCGCATCAGCTGGCTGTCCGATGGGGGGTGACCGAGCAATATCTGGCCGACATGCGCTACCACGGCACCGGCCCGGCCTTCATCAAGGTCGGCCGCAAGGTTCGCTATAGCTGGCGGGCCATCCGGGAGTACGAGACGGCCAACACCGCCGCCCGCACTGCCTGAGCGGTACGCAGCGACGCCCCTGCGATCCGAGAAAGTCGCAGGGGCGTTGTGTGCCTGTTCGGTGCGTGCGCGCAAGTCAAGATCGCCCTACCCGCACCACTAGTCGTCGGTACACCGAACGATCGCGTTTTGCGTGCCGCTGTGCCGCCCCGGTTGCCATCATGGTCACGATCACCAGACACCCCTCTGCCGAGAAGCGACTCTCGACGATGATCGAACAGACCTCCCTGATGGACAAGCTGTGGACGCCGGATGAGTTGGCTGACTACTTCCACACCACCACGAAGGTGCTGGCGAACGAGCGCAGCAGTGGTACCGGGCCCCGCTTCGTCAAGCGCGGCACCAAGGTTCTCTACCCTGAGAGCGCCATCGCCGAGTACCTGAACTCGAACACCCTCGGCAGCACTGAGGAGGCTGCGGCGGCACGATAAGACCGCTGATCACCCGTGACCGCAGTCGGCGATCACGGGTGATCAGCGTCCGGCGCCGGACACGCTTGGGGCGACGCCTCGCGCTCCGTGCCCAGGCCATCGTCCATCGGATGATCGCGTATTACGTGTCGCCTGTGCCGCTCGGTTGTCATGATGGTCGGATGACCGATAGACAAGATGCTCCTTCGGGAGAAGACAGGGCAGGTAAGGGCGGCCAGTGGCTGCTGATCGAGACATTCACGTGGCCGGAAGATGGTGTGTCCATTGTGAATTGGGGTGGTAGGCCCCGGGCGTTCCTGCCGGTGAAGACGGCGCTCAAGGGGTCGTCCATCGCACGAATCGACCGGGCTATCACGACGGTCGCCGAGACTCGCGAGCCGTACTCGGAGAGTAATCAAGGCTACCGGGTGGAGGCCGTCCCGCATGTCGTCGGTGGCCGGTTGCACGGTATTCAGTACTGGTCGGGCCATGATGGTGATGCTGTGCCGGAGAGGCCGCTGGTGGCTGCGTGGCGGGTCGATTTCACGACGAAAACCGCATTGGGCTCGCCGGAGTGGGCGGAGATGGCTGATCTGCCGCCCGAGGAGCGGGGCCAAGCCGCGTCGCTGGCAACGGTTTTCGCGCAGGTGACGACCGACCACCGGGAGTCGGTGGCGCTCAAGAGGATCGTCGCTCCGCAGGCGGGGGAGACGAATCAGGGTTTTTGGACGATCAAGCGGCGGGACGGTACGGAGTGGCAGTCGCATTGGTCGCATCGGACGGTCGAGGAGTCCATCGGCGGCGAGACGCATCTGGTGGGTCTGGGTCTCAGTCAGCGGGTGCAGACGCAGCCCGATAGCGAGCCGGAACCGTTTGTGCTGCTCGAGCACAGGTTGATCGAGGCGTCGAGCACTCCGGGTGAGTATCAGGCGATCGTCGATCTGGATAGTTTGACTCTGGTGCGCTGGAGGCACGGTACGACGCCGCCGGACAGGATCGCGTGGCGTCGGATCGCGACCGAGCCCGAGCCCGCGGTCCATCCGGATGATCGGCCGGTGATGCTCGCGATGGCCAACGGACTGTCGAAATCGTCGACGACGGGCTCCCTGCGGGTGCGCGGGGTGGATGGGGAGTGGGTGCGCATCAGCGCACGAGCGGATCTGGTGCCCGTCGACCGCAACGTGACGGCTGCCCTGGTGCGGTTCACGATCGAGAGCTGATTCTCGCGGCGACGCGCGGGTTTTCGCCGTCGCTGTCCGGAACCGGACGCCCTTCCATGACGAATCATGGATTAACTCGGGGTGAACGGATTATCATGCGAGGTACGCACGCCCGCTGGCTTTGACGGTCGGGCGACCCGGCGAGACCGGTTCTACATGGGTCTCGGACTGGCAGCGACCCCGCACCTTACGACCGTGCGGAATGACAGTGACTGCTACCTGGAATCGAGCCGCCGATGCTGATGCGTTGCACTGACATTGATCACCATAGAGCGTATCGGCGGATGCCGTCTGCTGCCCGAACGGCGCGAGCGCTGATGGTAGGGGTCCGTACCAGGTTGGATCGCCGAGGCTCGGGGGCGGGCACGATGGACAGGAAATCGGGTGCAGCGCACGGTATTACGATCGGCCCGCCATCCGGGCGGATCGTTGTCGGCGGCGGCATGATCGAGATCGGGGCGGTGATTCGCTCGAGCGACGGTGCGCTCGAGGTGGTGCCCCGGATCGGGCTGACCGATATCGAGCATCGGATGCTGCGCCGCGCCGCGGATCTCATCCGGATCGGACACATAGACGACAGCCGGGGTAGGTGCTTGTCCGGTGGTAGATGGGTGACGGGCGTGCGGGTGCCCTACTTGTCCTGCCTCGCGCTCGGCGACTCGCGCGCTTCGAGATCGGCCATCTGATCGGCCGTGAGCGGGACGAACTCGTACTCGACAGCTGCTTCGTCATGCTCGGCCCCACCGCGTGGCAGAGGCTCGCGGATGCCGGAGGACCGCCTGGCCGCGTTGATGATCCCGACGACCGTCGTGCCCAGCGCCTTGGCGATGTCGTGTAGGCGTCCGGTATTCGGTGCCGTGACACCGGTCTCGTACCGAATGTAGGTGTTCAGCGGGATACCGGTGGCGGAGCAAACATCGTCCCTGGTCAGTCCCTTCTGCTCACGACGATCCCGCACCACTTCGGCCACGGCGGCGTTGAGCCGGTCGCCCTCGGTGACATCCACTGGATTGATGGTCGCCATGGCATCAGGGTAACGGCGCACGCCCTGACACACCAGGCGAGTGGGGCTCATAAGATTTGCTGGAGATTAGTTGAGACTAGCTGGGAATATTGTGTGTTGCAGTACCCAAAAATGGGTATTACTGTCGGTTTCGATGCTTCGACGGGAGGGCTTGGTTCCGAAGCATCGCGAGGGCGGCTTGGGTGCTCACCCGCGTCGGGGCAGGCCGCATGGGCAGAGGTTGACGAGACCAGCGAGGGCAGAGAGTGAACAACACAAACCGGAGACGGCCCAGCGAGCCACCGCTACCGGTCATCGAAGCGGTCGACGAACCTTTGACGGAGCCACCCGGCGGAGACGTCGAACCGGGCACCACCGCTTCAGTCGGCCCGAAGGAGGTGATCATCTCCATCGCGTGGCTGGCCGCCTACCTGCGGTCGATACCTACCACGCCGGTCGTCTGATCGATCGTGTCCAGCAGTGCTCGACCCATCTCGAGCACTGCTTCCGGGCTCTCCCCTCGCGCCCTGGCGTACTCCGTGATCAGGGTGTTGTAGAGCCGCCAGAACTTTTCGCGCGCAGTATCAATCGAGCCATGTCCCTCTTCGAACGCCCGCATCGCGTCCCGCGCACCGGCCAGCAACGCGATCTGCGCTGTTTGAACCCCGTAATCGACGGGGGCACTCCGCACCATCGCAAGAGCGGGCCCCTCGTCGGTCTGCACGAGCCGCGTGGTCGGCACTCGCACCAGTTCCCACTCGACCTCGATCTCACCGCCCCGTACGTATTTGTCGATCGACTCGGGCTTCCAGCCGTAGAGGCGTTCCAGTGCCCGCCGCTTGTCCGGCCCCAGCTTGCCGATGGTCGGGTGCGGCATCTTCCCTGTTTCGAACGCGCGTAGCGCAGCATCCGACGGTGCGCCGGGTTCGGCCATAACAGCCTTCCGTGTCAGCCTGAGTTCCTCTCGTCGCCGCTGCGCGATCGGGCCCAGCTCCGCCCATCGGGCATCGCTTTCCCGCCGGTCGTCACTCATGGCCACCATCATGCACCGCCAGGACGGACAGGTCTAGCGCTGAACGCAGCAATGTTTCCGCAGATCTAACTGTATGACGTTAGCTCAAGATCCTGTCTCGACCTGCCTATCTGCCCGATTTCCTGGTGGTTTCGGCCTTGTACCTGTCGCCCCCTATGGTTAGCCTCTAACGCATGACCGTTAGAGCTGTCGGTCCGTTAGTGCGAATCCGCAATCTGCGCCAAGCCCAGGGCATGACCGTGCGGGAGTTGATCCGCCGCATCGTCGAGCACGGCGGCCCCGGAGTGCACGAGGACACCATCCGCAACATCGAACTCGGATACCGCGGGGCGTCGGACGAGCTGATGCGCGCCTGGGCCAGCGCATTGGGCGCCGACCCGCGCGACATCGTCCAGCAGCCACGCTGCACCACATGCCAGGACAAGAGCCGATGACGGCCGATAGCTTGCCGCGAGGGCTGCCCGGCTCGTTCCCCCCGTGGCAGCGCTTCGCCGATTACACCACCGGCCAGCTCGAGGAGATGGCCGAGCAGGCGCAGTGGCGGGCCTGTCTCGGCGGTAGCGAGCTGAGTCTTCGCCGATGGCTCTACGCCTTGCACGCCACCGCCATATCCCGCACTCGAAAGGGCGAAACACTATGTCTCCCAGCGAATTAACGTTCACCCCACCCACTGCCGACAGTGTGATCGTCAAGGTCCGTGAGATCGCTGCCGGAGCACCGGACAACATCTATGCCGCGACGACCGAGGACGGCACCCCGGTGTGCGCGTACGTGCTCGGCGGCGAGGGTTCCTGCCTGATCGGGAAAGCTCTTGTCGCTCTGGGCGTTCCACTTGCTGTCTTCGAGCAGCGGACAGTATCCGGCAAACTGTTCAACACTCGGTTCATCGATGTCCCGGAATGGCTGGCACTGCTGGGCTGGGACAACGGGACACAAGCCCGATGGCTGCACTGCGTGCAGGCGCATCAGGACTGCGACGTGCCGTGGGGCACGGCCATCGAGTACGCCGACCGTAAAGCCACCATAGGCGCACTGTCTCTCTGATAAGCCGCAGTATCCGTAATCCTGTGCATCACAGCGTATTTCACGTCATTGCGGCATTCGCCGAACCCTTCTCGAATTCGACAGACGGGACACCCATGTCCACATACCCCCACCTCAGCACCGGCACCGTCGCCCACACCATCTATCCGGGTGCCGCCGACCCACTCATGGCAGCCGAGGCGGTGACCGCATGACGCTCACCGTCACCGGTGACGACCTGATCACTAAGGTCCGCGAGACCGCCGCCGCAGCACCGGCTTTCGTGTACAAGCACAGTGAGTGCGTCAACGTCGAACGCGACAGCACCGGCACCCTCGCAGGGTCGTGCCTGATCGGCAAAGCCGTTGTCGCACTGGGCATCGACCCGCAAGCCATCTTCGACCGCCACAACGGCGACGATGCGGTGACCCTGATGGTCACGCTCGGCATCTGCCACACGCGCAGTGAAGCGGCCTGGCTCGACCGCGCGCAGTACGAGCAGGACAACGGGCTCGGGTGGGGGTTGGCGGTGAAGTCCGCCGATCTGTTCTGCCCGGAGATCGCGGGACTCAGCGACGCCGAACAGCATGCGCTGCAAGCCGAACTCGTCGCCGCGAGACCGCGGTGAAAACGGTGGAGAGCCCATGAACAACAATCCTTTTCGAGTGGGGGTGCCGGTCGCGGCGGGTTGGCAGGACCGGGCTCTGTGCAAGGACCGCAACCCGGCGTACTGGGCGACCGAGTCGCTGCCGGTGGGTCGTGACCGCGATCGGGTGGCTGCCGCCCGGTGCCGGGGCTGCCCGGTCCTGCGTGAGTGCGCGGCGTGGCATTGCCGACAGCCGAGGACCGTCGGCGTCGTCGTCGCGGGCATCGCCGTGGGCACCGACGGCGGCCACCTCACCTCGGCCGGTGACCGGGCCCGCCTGGCGCGCATCGCCTACGGCACCCAACCACCACCGATCCTCGCGCATCAGCTGCGGCACTGCGCCGCGCCCGACTGCCGCCAGCCCATGCTCACCAGCGACGACCACCGAAAAGCAGGGCACCCCACCCAGTTTCGCGTGTACGGGGCGCTGGGCTTGTGTTCGCGCTGCTACCAACGTCGGCGATACCACCTCACGAAACCGGACGCCCCGACGCGCCGCAGGAGGATCGCATGAGCGTGATAGAGGCAGGCAATGCGATAAACCGTCACCCCGACCGCGAGCCGTGGTTCGCCGATCCACCGGCCGCGGCAGGTGCGGGTGTTGAAGTTGTTGCTGCGGACGTGGATTCGCGGGTGGCTGCGCTGCGATGTCTGGATGATCCGCAGCAGCAGGCGCGGGCGGTGACGGTGTTGTTGTCGCAGGCCCGGACCGGGCTGCTGGCGGCGGTCGCCGCGCAGGATCTGCCGCGGATCGTCGAGTTCAAGGCGAAGGCCGCGGCGATTCAGGAGATCGCCAAGCAGCTGCGGCTCGGCAAGGAGATGCAGTTGGATGCGGCCGAGTTCTGCCGCCGCGCTGAGCGCGGTCTCGGTGTCGCCATCCGGGAGGGGCAAGCGCACGGGACGGTGGAGACGAAGTCGGAGGCGTCGGCTCGTGGTGCGGCGATCCGGGATGGTGTCGTAGCTTACGACAACGTCAAGCCGAAGCCGACCGACTTCGCTGGCGTTCACGAGCTGTCCAACACCCAGGGCGGGATCTACCACCTCACCGACGGGATCTCCGACGAGCAGTTCGACGACGTCATCGCCGAGGCGAAGGCCGAGGGCAACCTGTCCCGCGCCAATGTCGCCCGCAAATGTACAGACCGAGCGAAACCGCCTGTGCCCGAACGTGAACCGGAGCATCCGCAGCCTATTCCCGCGCTTGGCGCCCGCGGGAGCGGTGGTCCGAAGGGTGATCCGAACGAGATGCTCGGCAACATCGACGGGATGTTGCGCGGGATCGTCGCAACACTGGAATTCATTCGGCCCCAAGATATTCGCGATGGTGAGCGGAAACCGTTGACTGATGGCATCTCCCGGTCGCTGGCCATGATTCGCAAGCATGTCAAGGAGATCGCCAATGGGTAGGGCACCGGCGCGTATCGAGGTCACCAGTCGGTTGCGGTGGGTGCGCCTGGATCAGATGAAGGTCAATCCGCAGGCGCAGCGGGTGCTGGATCGGGCGTGGGCCGATGAGCTGGCCCGTGATTTCGATCCGGATCTGATGGGGTTCATCCACGTGTCCCTGCGGGATGGCTGGTATTACATCGTTGACGGCCAGCACCGCCGCGACGCGGCGATGACGTTCCTCGGTTCGGATCAGCAGGTGCAGTGCCATGTGTACGAGGGCCTGACCTGTGCCCAGGAAGCGGAATTGTTCCTGGAGTTGAACCGCACCAAACGTCAAGGCCCGATGGGCCGGTACAAGGTGGCGTTGACCGCGGGCAAGCCGGTCGAGACCGATATCGACCGGATCGTGCGGGCACTGGGGTTGCAGATCGGTGCCAATCCCGCTCTGGAGGAGATCGGGTGTGTCACCACGCTCGTCGGTGTCTACCGCAAACATGGTCCGGGTTCGCTGGGGTTCGCGCTGCGCGTCATCCGCGACACCTACGGCTACGACGGGTTCAAGCGGGAACCGATCGCGGCGCTGGCGTTGATCAAAGACCGGTACGGCGACGGTATCGACGAGGCCCGGCTGGCCTCGCGGCTGGCCCGCAAGGGCCTGGTCGAGTTGCGGCGGGCGGCGAAGTCGATGCGGGAGGCGACCGGCAATCCGGCCGATCAGTGCTACGCGCACACGATGGTGGCCTTCTACAACCGGGGCACCGGCAAACGTATCGACCCGTGGTGGAACCTCGGCGCGGTCGGCGGGGGCGCGTCGTGACCCGCTACACCGATCTGGACGACTGCGCCGCCGCCGCGCTCACGGTATGTGAGCGGGTGCGGGAGATGGGACCGCTGGAAACCTATCGGCACCTGGCCGCGCAGTGTGCGCGCGACCCGGAGCGGATGGCGCAGATCCTCATGGCGCTGGCCGCTTTCGTCGACATCGAGGCACCACTGAGCGTCCTGCGTGCGCGTGTGGACGCGATCGTCGAGGATCGTGTGCGGGCCGCAGGCCGGGTGGTGACGGCATGAGGATCGGTTCGTTGTTCTCCGGTGCCGGGATGCTCGATGTGGCCGCGCTGCACGTGTTTCCGGGCGCGTCGGTGGCGTGGCACTGCGAAAACGACCCGGCCGCATCGAAGATACTCGCCCATCACTGGCCAGATGTTCTCAATTTCGGCGATGTCGCCGAAATCGACTGGACCGCAGTGGAGCCCGTGGACGTGATCACGGGAGGTTTTCCGTGCCAGGACGTTTCGGCCGCCGGGCTCCGCGCCGGGCTGTCCGATGGCACGCGGTCGGGGTTGTGGTCGCGGATGCGCGACGCGATCGAGGTGATTCGCCCGCGCTGGGTGCTGATCGAGAATGTGAGAGGGCTGCTCAATGCGCCAGCCGTTCGCCGAGTGGAGTCCGACCCGGATGCTGTGGCAGACGGGCCAAGTCGACCTGTTCTCCGGGCGATCGGAGCCGTTCTCGGCGACCTGGCCGACATCGGGTATGACGCGGAATGGACGTGCGTTCGAGCGTGCGACGTGGGTGCCTGCCATCAGCGCACGCGGGTCCTGGTGCTGGCCCACCCTGCCGACGCCGACCGCGCGCGATCACAAGGGCGCGGCGAACCGGCCGGGCCGGACCAGAGCGGGGCGAGCGCGCACGGCCGGAGACGACACGTTGCCGGACACGGTGAGCCGGATATCGCCAGGGGCGTGCCGGGAACGGTGACGGTGTTGTTGCCGACGTCGTCGGTCGCGGACGGGACGGGGGGCCATGTCACGCGGTCGGGCGATCGTCGAGACGAGCTGCTGCTCGGTGGCCTCGCCCGCGCCTACGGCGAGGGCGCGTTGCTGCCGACACCGCGTGCCAGCGACGGAGCGAAAGGCGGTCCCAACCAACGTGGCAGTTCTGGTGATTTGATGTTGCCGTCTGCCGTACAGCGGTTGCCGCCGACGCCGAACGCGTCCGATGGCACGGGTGGCAGTGCGCACCCGCAGACCCGGGCGGGGCATGCGACACAGTTGATCGACTACGTGCTGTATCACGGCTCGTCACGGTGGGGCGATTACGAGGCGGGGATCGTCCGGCAGCAACGCCTTTCCCGGCCCGCGCCCCCGCCCACGGAACCCACGCGCCATGGGCGCATGCGCTTGTCGGCCCGATTCGCCGAATGGATGATGTTCTGGCCCGATGGGTGGGTCACCGATCCCGCGCTCGGCCTGTCGCGGATCGAGCAACTGCGCGTCATCGGGAACGGTGTGGTGCCACCCCAAGCGGTGGCAGGGTTTCGTCACCTGCACACGGTATGCCAGGTGGCGAGATGAGCTCGGGCGCGCCGCAGACCGTGGTCGACAGCACTCATTTCTCTTCGGTTCCTTCGGATTCCCCAAACGTGATGAGGAACTCGCGGATCGCGTCGACGACCTTGCGTCCTTCGCGTTCGGCGCGGGCCTCGGCCGGGTCCCAGATCTCGTCGGCGATACGGAGGGTCCGCCGTGGTGTGCCCTTGCTAGTCACCGGCGACTCGATTCGCCACCGGGCCGGATACGAGGGGCATCGTGGTCATCTCCCCATGGTGCTGCGGATCGATGTCTGGGGACCGTCATTCGGGAACGAAGTCGCCACACTCGTAGGAGGCCACGGCGGCGGCGACGGCCGCCTCGAAATCAGCCGCCTCGCCTTGGGCGACCCGATCGTCACCGGTGGCGTCGTCGCGGCCGTAGAGGGCGACCAGCCACTCGACGGGCACGCCCTCGTACTCCTCGTCCTGGTCGGGGCCGATCAGGCAATGGTCGCCGTTGGTGGCGAGCATCCGCAGCCTGCCCAACCGCGCCTGCAACGCCGTGCAGCCCCCGCCCGTGGTCGTGACCGTCGGCTCGGCGGCGTAATTGGTGCGCAGGTAGGCGATTTCGGCGGCGTAGCGTTCGGCGAGCACGTCGAGGCGGCTTCCGCTTCGAGAGCCGGTGTTGCTCATGGGATTTGCTCCATTCTCTTGGGGTGTCTGACACCCAATGTAGCAGGGTGTCAGACACCCTTGCAAGGGGGTGGGCGATGAGTAGTGTGAGCGGCGAAATCATCCAGGGCGCACCGCTGTTCGAGCCTGGCCTGTATATGGGTGTGCCCGAGGGCGAGTATCACGGTGATCTCGATGCCCTGTCGTGCTCGGGTGCGAAAGCGCTCGGCACAACTGTTCCGGCGCAATGGATCTACGACTGGACCCATCCGGTCGTGCCCGAGGTGAACGAGATCATGGAGTTCGGCTCGGCGGTGCATTCGCTGACCCTCGGCGTCGGCGCACGCGTCGTGGAGGTCCGTGCCGACAGCTGGGCGTACAAGGCCGCGCAGCAGGCGCGGCGCGAACACCGCGCCGCGGGCGAGATTGCGTTGCTCACCGCGAAATACCGGCGCGCGGTCGCGATGGCCGACGCGGTGCGGCTGCACCCGGTGATCGGTCCACGCCTGGACGCGGCGCAGCGCGAGATCTCCGGGTGGTTTCGTGACCCGGAGACCGGCGTCACGCGGCGGATGCGGATCGACGCCCTGTACACCGCCGCGTCCGGGCCCGCGCTCGCGATGGACCTCAAGACCGCCGAGACCGCCTGCCCACGCGAATTCGCCAGGACCATCCGGAAATTCGGCTACCACCAGCAAGACGCCTGGTACACCGAGGGGCTCGCCGAGCTCGGCGTGGATGCCGGATTCCTGTTCATCACGGTCGGCCGACGGCCGCCGCATCTCGTATCCCTCAACCAGGTACCGGCCGCCTTCGCCGCGCACGGGCATGAACGCAACCGAGCCGCGATCGACCTCTACACCCGATGCCGTGCCTGCGGCCACTGGCCCGGCTACGGCGACACCGTCCACGAAATCGACCAGCCCGCATGGGCATACAGACAGGACTAGACCGTGACCACTGAACTCGACCACATCCCTTCTGGATCGAAATCTGTTGTGGCCCATGATGTATCGATCTCCGATCCGATCGACAGTCTTGCGCGGTACGCGCAGGCGATCGATATCGCCTACGAGCTCGCCGACAAGCTGTGCCGGACCGCGCTCGTACCCGCGATCTACCGCAGCAAACCCGCCGACGGGGCGGTCGCGATCCTGTACGGCGCCGAGCTGGGCCTGAACCCGATCCAGAGCCTGCAACAGATTTTCACGGTGCACGGCGCCCCCGCGATCTACGCCCGCACGATGGTCGCGTTGCTGAAGGCCAAGGGCTACCGCATCCGCACCGTGTCCTCGAGCGACGAATCGGTGACCGTCTCCGGCACCACGCCGGACGGCGAAACCGAAACCAGCACATGGACAGTGGACCGCGCCAGCAAGGCCGGATACGTGCCCACCGTCGACGAGAAGACCGGCAAGTACAAGACCAACAGCAGTGGCAAGCTGATCGGCAACGAGAAGTACCTCAGCGACCCGCAGGCGATGCTGTACGCCAAGGCCGCGGCCGAGGTATGCCGCAAGCTCGCCCCCGATGTCCTGCTCGGCATCGCCCACACCCGCGAAGACCTCGAATCCGAACCCGAACCCGACAACCCGGCACCGGTGCGAGTGCGATCCGAACGAGTCAGCGCCGCCGCACTGCTCGCCGAGCCCACCTCGGACCCGGTCGAAAAACCGGACATGCCCGAGGCACCCAGCGACGAACCTGCCGCGCCTGCCGCCGCGGAACCGGAACCACCGCGGGCCACCGACCCGGCCGAGCTCGAACAGGCCGCCGCCGATACCGCGCCGCGCGAGGATGCGCCGACCCAGGATCAGATCACCCAACTCGGGGCCGCGTTGCGCGCCGAGGGACTGCGCAGCCGGAAAGCGCAACTCGCCTACCTCGACACCCAATTCCGGCGCGAGATCGGCGACCCGGCCGACCTCACCGCCTCCGAATGTGCGACGTTGACGCAGTTCCTGATGACTGCGCCCGCGGCCGGGCAACTGCCTGTCGACGGCGAGCCGGTCGAAGGTGGTGACCGGTGAGCAGTTACCACGAGGCCAAGGCGTTCGAAGCGTTGTCCACGCTGCCCCGCGAGATCGGCATCCTGGCCGAGATCGAGATCACTAGCGCCGCAACGGCGCACGCGCTGCTCGCGCTCGTCGGCAAGATCGGTGAGCTGATCGACGAGCAGCGTCTCGCGAACATCATCGCCGCGGTCGGGTCCGGCGCGTTGGATTCGCCAGCCGACCTCGCTCGCGTCCGCGCGTTCATCACGACCCTGTTCGGCACCGGAGACGGCGATGATCGCACCATATTTCGCTGACGACTCGGTGACCCTGTACCACGGTGACGCGCTGATGGTGGCGCGGGAGCTGGCGACGGATTCGGTCGATTGCATCGTGACCTCGCCGCCGTACTACGGGCTCCGCGATTACGGCGTGCCCGGTCAGTATGGGCTCGAGGCGTCACCGGAGGCGTATGTCGAGAGGCTGCGGGTGCTGTTCGCAGAGCTGCGCCGGGTGCTCGCCAACGATGGCACATTATGGCTGAACCTGGGCGACAGTTACAGCGGGGGCAACCGGTCGACCTGTGACGTCCGAAGCGGCACGACACGCGCTCGCGGTCATTGCGCTCAACGTGCCGTGACCGGCATCCCTGGCAAGAACCTCTTCGGTATCCCGTGGCGCGGCGCATTCGCCTTGCAGGCCGACGGCTGGATTCTGCGGAACGCGATCACCTGGCACAAGCCGAACGCGATGCCCGAGAGTGTGACCGATCGACTGAGCAGCCGCTACGAGACGGTTTTCTTGTTCTCCCAGGTGCAACGGTACTGGTTCGATCTGGACTCCGTCCGCGAGAACCACGCGGAAGCGAGCATTGCGCGTGCGGCACGCGGTCGCACCGCGCCGGACCGCTCGCAGCAGGGGATCGGTTACCCGAACACATTCGATCCGGCACAGGCTGTGCATCCGGGTGGCCGGAATCCGGGTGATGTGTGGTCGATCGGCACGCATCCGTTCCCCGACGCGCATTTCGCGGTGATGGCGCTCGCGGTGGCCGAGCGGTGCGTGCGGGCCGGATGCAGGCCCGGCGGCACCGTGCTCGACCCGTTCTCCGGCTCGGGCACCACCGGTCTCGCCGCTGCGCGTCACGGCCGCAGATACGTGGGAGTCGACCTGAACCGCGACTACCTTGAGTTGTCGTTGCGGACCCGGCTCCGACAGCCCGGTCTCGACCTCGAGGACGCACCGTGAACTCGGTCGTGATCGGTCCCTGGCCGGGCAGCGATCGGCATGGGCTCACGCCGGGGCAACCGCTGCGGCGGCCGGTCCCGCACCGCTACAAGGTCGGCAAGCACGGCCCTGTCGTGTTGATGGATTGCCGCGATTGTCGTCGGCCTTTTCGCCCTGACGTCGAGGTGCCGCGGGATCGGCTGTGTGCCGACTGCCGCTCCGATTGCGCCGTCGCGGCACCGATGTTGGATCTGAACGGTTCGGAGGGTGATTGATGCCCGGAACAAGCGAGCTAGTCTCGACGAATCACGGTGCGCGGCTGCACATTCTGAGTCTGGGTGCCGGTGTCCAGTCGACGACGCTGGCGCTGATGGCATGTCGCGGTGAGGTATTGCCGAACGGTGATTCGATGCGTGTGGACGCCGCGATCTTCGCCGATACCCGGTGGGAGCCCGTCCACGTCTACCAGCATCTTGATCGGCTCACCGCCGAGCTTGATCGTGCTGGAATACCGCTGTATCGGGTATCGAAAGGTGACCTGCGCGCCGATACCCTCGATCCGCGCAAGCGGTTCGTCTCGGTGCCGTACTACACGCTGGCACCGAACCACACTATCCGGCAACCGGTCACCGCGCCGTGCCCGAACCGGGGGTGCGGGTGGTGTGACTACGACGCGGAATCCGATCCCCTCGGCGAGGGCAGACCCGCCGACTGTGCGGACTGTGGAAACGCCGGATATGTGGTTACGGGCACGGTCGAGCGACCGGCGACGCGTCGGGAGTTGGAAGGGATCGGGCGCCGTCAGTGCACTGCCGAGTACAAACTGGGTCCGATCAACCGGAAGGTTCGTGAACTGCTCGGCGCGGCCCCGCCGGATTACCGCCGGGTGCCGCGCGGTCGGGTCGCCGAGCAGTGGATCGGATTCAGTACCGACGAGGTGCACCGCGTCAACGACCGGCCCGAGAACCGGTACACCCGCAAGCGGTACCCGCTGCTCGAACTGGGCATGTCCCGCAAGGATTGTCAGCGCTGGCTGCGCGCGGCCGGGTGGCCGGATGTGGCGAGATCAGCGTGTATCGGGTGCCCGTACCACGGGAACCGGCAGTGGCGGGAGATGCGCGATCACCGGCCGCGGGAATGGGCCGATGCCGTCGATTTCGATCGCCGAATCCGTCAGGGAGGCACCCGTATCGGCGTCGGTCGGCTCAACGGCGAGGCGTTCCTGCACCGCTCTCGGCTACCCCTGGAACTCGCCCCGATCGACCGGGTGAGCAGTCGCGAATGGGCCGACCGGCAGATCGACATTTTCGACGAGCTCGCCGAGTACGGCGACCCGGACGGCTGCTCACCGTATGGATGCCGTTCGGGAATCGAGGTCGCGTGATGCCTGGGCGGCGGCGCGGAAGCGAACGAGGAGCTGGCTTATGACGCGGGCTCTGGACCCGCGGGAGTTCGTGCGTGTCCACAGTGGTATGCCCGAGCACCCGAAGGTGGAACCGTTGTCCGATAAGGCGTTCCGGACGCTCGTGGAGGCATGGTGTCTGTGTCGTCGCACCGGCAACGATGGCCGTATCCCGTTGACGGTCTGGACGAAACGCTGGGCGGCCAAGGCGCGCAACGAACTTGTCGGTGCCGGGCTCGTCGGGTTGCGAGACGGTGCCGCGGTCATGCACGACTGGCTGGAGCATCAGCCCAGCGCCGGAGAACTCGATGCCCGGCGCGCCGTCCGGGCCGAGGCGGGCCGCAAGGGCGGCCAGCGATCCGGACAGACACGGCGAAGCAAAACGCGAAGCACCAGCGAAGCAGATGCTTCACCCCCGCACAGTCACGAAACGGTAACGGAGCACGGAAATTCGGCCGATTCCGGGCCGCGAAACCCGTCACGCGCCACGGCCGCGGAACCGACCGGCGTTGACACGGTCAAAACTCGGCTACCAGCGGAAACGAGCCGGGGCGGCGAAGCAAATGCTTCGGCATTGCTAGAGCAGGCGCTGAAGCAAAACACGAACGGAATCGAACCAGAGATAGAGATAGAGAAAGAAATAGAGGGTCACCCCCCGTGCGGCCCTTACGTAAGTAGCGCGAGAAACGACGAAACGCCGCTCGGTCCAGCGGTCGACCCGACCGGCTGGAAACTCGTCCGCGACACCATCCCCGACGACCATCCACACGCCGTGCGCACCGACCTCGCCCTCCGCGCCGGGGCACTGCTGCGGTCCGGGACACCCGAAAGCGATGTGCGACAAGCACTGTCGCTGTGGCTCGCCAAACCGCATCTCGGTCCCGGTGCGCTGGCGTCGCTGGTCTCCGAAGTCGTCCGCACCCGATCCCGGCCAGCACCAACAGGGCCCGGAGAGGGCGCGGCCACCATGAAGGCCCGCGGCTGGCTCGCCCTCGGCGCTCAACTCGCCCCCGACCCGTCCACGCCCCTGATCGACCGGAAACCGCACGACCAGAAAGCGATTCAGCAATGACCACACCCGCCGAAGCCGCCCAGGTGCTCGCCAAATGCGCGGCATTCGACCCGACGTTCCCCAAACCGGATCCCGTGATCGCGCACGGCTGGGCCGAGGCGTTCACCCGCTACGACCTGCCGCTGCCCGATCTGCTTGACGCCGTCACCCGCCACTACTGCGAATCGGCCGACCGTGCCATGCCCAAACACCTCATCCACCATGCCCGCGACATCCGCCGCGACCGCGCCGAACGTGAAAAAGCGCACCGCGCAGTACTTCCTGCGGTGGCGTCCGGTGAGCGGCGCGCAGAGGTGATGACCCTCGTGCGCGCTCTCGCTGATCGAAAGGCCGTCTGATGACCGATCGCGGCGCCGAAGCCGTGAAAGCCGCACTCGCCCAACGCAACAACCCCGAGGAACACACCCGTGCCTGACCGCGACACTCCACCGCAGTCGGCCGAGCGGGCTCACCTGTCCGATTCCCGCACAGACGCACTCGCCCACCACGACGACCACGGCAAGCCGATGTGCACCGACCCCATTGCGCGCAATCCGCAGCAGCACACGGCCGCACGGCTCGCTCGGGTCATACGCGATCATTTCGACCCCCACGCCGTCTTCTTCGGCACCACCGAATTCGAGCTGTGCGCCGACACGATCATGGCCAGCCTCGTCGTCGCCGACCCGGACGTCATCGTCGACGCCTTCTCACCGAAACGTGACACCGAGACCGCGCTGGCCGCGCAAGCGATCCTGCTCGACGCCGTCCTACAGACACAGATCGCTGCCCGATAGCCGCAACGCTAGCCACGCCCCGCTTCGGTCGAGTTGTCCTAGCGGAAAGATTTCGCGAATTCGATGTGAGGATCGAATCGGAAAGAGACGCAAGGGGAGTCGTCCACCGGGGAATCACGGAAGGAAGTCGAATGTCAGGAAAACACCGTGCCGCCGACGACAGTGCCGGGTCCGGGGAATGTGTCATCACCCGCGAGGGCAACTATCTGCTCGGCGACGGGAACAGGCGCTTCTACGCACCGCTGCGCCCGGAGGGGGATACACCGTCGGACCAGCGCGCCCTGGTCACCGCCCAAGCCGACATCCGCCGCAATCTCGTGAATGCCTGCGCCAATGCCCAGCGGGATGTGGATGTCGCCGAGGGCCGCCGGAGCTTCTTCGCCGCCGCCCTCCACTACTGGGACACCGAACGGCTCACGGTCTCGACGGTCAAGGCGCACACCGAGATTCGCGGCGCCGACGACGAACGCGAGCAGCAGCTCGCCGACGAGCTGAGCCAGCTCTACGCCCGCACCCCACTGCACGAGAACGCCTGGCTCGTCGTCGCCCGGCACGTGCTCACCACTACCAAGGACCACCGATGACGATCCACTACACCAGCATCGACGAGGACGGGCAGGCGCGCAGCGTGCCGATCGAGCGATGCGGAGATTACTTGCGCGGCAAGGATTACCAGCAGATCGCCCGCCTGGGAAGCGAAACCGACAGCCGATACGACCTGGAGGTCCGGCTGGGACCGGCCATCGCCGAAGCCCGCCGGGCGATGCGCTCGGCCACCAACCGATACCAATTTCTCAAGATGGCCAAGATCAAGTTCGCCGAGGAGATCGCGGCCGAGAAGGCCGCCGAGCGCGCCCGCGCCGACCACGCGCGTGCCGCGCGCCGTGACGAGTTGGCCCGCGCCTTGTACGCCGAGCACGCCTGCCGGACACTGACCACTCGCGCCGCTGTCGCCCTCACCCACATCGAGTTCTGGCGCGAGGTCGCCGAGACCGCCATCGCATTCGCCGAGGACGCAGGCGAGGACGACAGGCGGCAGTAGTGCCGCGCGCTTGGTCCCCGCCGCCGCAACCGTGGATGGCCGCGGCGCTGTGCCGCTACGCCGACCCGGCGGCGTGGGACCTGGACAACTACCCCGACGGCCATGTCACGCGCGCCCGGCTGGCCGAACGGGTCTGCCGCGGCTGCCCGGTCGCCCGCCACTGCGCCCAATGGGCACACGACCACGTCCTGAACACCGGCGAAGACCTCAACGGAATCGTCTGCGCCGGAGTCGTTTTCGGATTCAGCGCCAACGCCCGACGTTGCGAGAAGGCCCGCCGCCGTGTCGCCGCCCGGCACGGCCTCACCTTCGTCCCCCGGCCGACATCGGAGCGGGAGACCTCCGGGACACCGTGCCGCCGGTGCGGGCGGATCACCGTCGCCCAGGGCGCCCCGGTCCCCGACGGCGGTGTCCGTTACGGCGCGCACGGCTTATGTCACGGCTGCACCCGCAGCTACTACACCGCGAAATATCAACGAGGACACGAGAAATGACCACGGAAGATAATCTCGCCGCTGCCTTGGAGTTGCTGCGTACCGGCGGCTGGATCAAGGGCAGCCTGCGCCGGGCCCGTGAGGACGTCGACGTCGGCGACGATGACGACACGGTGTCGGCGAAGGGGGAGCACTGCTTCGGCTACTGCTCGGTCGGTGCCGTGCACGCGGTCGTGGCACCGCAGCCCACGGACTTCACTCGCGCCTACGGCGACCGCGCCGAGATCCGGTGCCTGGCGGCGGCCGTCACCGCGCTCGGCTACGAGCGCCCGCCGAGCACGGCCGACGACGATGTCCCGGCGCCGGTGCGCACGATCACCGACTTCAACGACGGCTTCGACACCACCTTCGCCCACGTCGAACACGTCTTCACCCACGCTATCGAGCTGGCCCGCGTGACCGACGTGGCCGAGGTGGCTGGGCAGGAGATCGCGTGAGACGCGAATTCCCCAGGGGCGCACTGGCAGCCGCGCCGGGTTATACCGAATTGGTGGTCGTGCACGCCGTCCGGGCGTGGCCGTTCCCGTACGCGGAATGCCGCACCGGCGCAGGCGAACTCGTCCCCATCCCGGTCTCCCGACTCACCCGTATCCGCTGGAACTTCGAGGACCCCACATGAGCACGGATTTGACCGTAGCCGGTGCGCGCGCCGAGCGTGACGCACTGGCACCCCGCACCGATGTGCTGGACAAGGTCGGTGTATTGCGCACCCTGCCCGGCGACCTGCATGTCACCACGGAGATGGTCGCCGAGTTCTACGAGGTGAGCATCGATGTCATTCGACAGACGGTCGTCCGTAACCGTGACGAGTTCGACACAGACGGATACCGCGTTGTCACACGCTCCGCGTTTCGCGCCATGTTCGAGGAGAGTGACAAGCTGTCACTGTCCTCCGCGAGTTCCTTCGCGCTGTTCTCGCGTCGTGCGGTGCTGCGGGTGGGGATGCTGTTGCGGGACTCGCCGGTGGCGCGGCGGGTGCGTGACTACCTGCTCGACACCGAGAGCGGCGCCCGCACGCCGGTGTCCTCGCTGTCGGACGACGAGTTGATCGACCGTGCCCTTCAGGTGTCGGCGCGGCGGGTGGCCGCGCTGACCGAGCGGGTCGCCGAACTGGAACCCCAGGCCGAGGTGGCCGCCAAGCTGCTCGACGCCGAGGGCGACCTGAGCGTCCGCGACGCCGCGCAGTCCCTCACCCGCGCCGGGATCACCACCGGTCAGCAACGTCTGTTCGCCGAACTCGCCGAGCGCGGTTGGATCTTCCGAGCCGGTGACGGCCGCTGGCGGGTGATGCAGTACGCGATCGAGCACGGCTACATGTCGGTGCTCCCACAGAGCCATTACCACCCGAAAACCGGTGAACTGGTCCTTGATCCGCCGCAGCCGCGCGTGACGCCGAAAGGCTTGCAGCGCTTACTGTCCGACCTGCCCCAGGACGGTATGGCATGAATCCGCATGGCTCCCCGCCGGGTTCGGACGCACGCGGGTTCTACCGATCACTCGCCGCGTGCCTGCTGCTGGTGCTCTCGACCGCCGGATGGATCGCGCTGATGATCTGGATGACGGCGGCCGTATGAGTACGCTCCGCGCCGCCTGGCTCGGCACTCTCGCCGCGACGGTCCCGTTCGTGGTCCTGCTCGTCATCTACGTCATCGAGGTCGGCATCGGCACAATCTCCGGCGCCGAACTCGGCGGCCACGCCCTGGCCTTGTTCCGCGAATGGCGCTGGGCAGCAACAGCTGCCGCGCTCACCGCAGTGACCATCAACTACTCCGAGGCGCTGCACGAACGCAGGAACGACCGCTGATGAGGGCATCATGGAGGAACGTGCCGGAGTGACCACACTGCCGCAGGAGTAGGGACACGTCCGGCCGGGGAGTATGAACCCGATCCCCGCTGACGCGGGGAGCAAGTCTCCGGTTCATCACCGTGACTGCTGGACCAAGGGTCATCCCCGCGCGTGCGGGGAGCAGGACACGATTGACTCGTGCAAGGGTTCATCCCCGCTGACGCGGGAACTCTCCGGCCGGACAGTGGCCCACGATACACGCGGGCACCGACACGTGTCCTGTGATCCGCCAAGGTCTTCCGGCGGACGGGGATGCGGGGTCGGGGATCGATAGATCGGTAATCGGCGCGGACACATCCGGCTCGCCACGCAGCGGATCGAGCCGACCCATCGGACTCATCACAGGCCGCCCCGACCCGGCGGGCCTAGACTTCGCCACCCCAGTGGGTGCGGTTGAACTGTTCGATCGCCTCGCGGCATTGAGGGCACAGTACGCCGCCAGGCCCGGCAGGGCGTTCGAGGCACTTCTGGCATTGCCTCGGCTTTTCATCTGACACGTCATGGATCATAGAGTCCAGGTCGGACCGGCTCCAGACATCGAGTCCCACCGCGACTTTACGCAGTATAAACTGCGTTTATGGAAGATCGTGAGTGCGGGATGGAGAATTGTCACCGTTCCACCCCGAATGTCATCTGCGACCCGTGTAATCGGCGCCTGTACCGTGACCTGCGCGCGGTCGGGTGGTTGTCGCGGCAGCTCCAGGTCACCCTCACCCGGCGCGACCGGCTCGGCGGCCCGTACCGCGACGGCAGCCACACCCCCGAGACACCCCTGGCCTACAACGCCGCGGCTTCCGAGGCCGCCTACGTCCTGCGCGACACCCTCCGCGCGTGGGCCGAGGAACTCGCCGCCCATACCGGCACACCGTTCGCTCCCGCACAGGGGCAGAAGCGGATTCGCCGCACCCACCGGCCGACCGCAGCCGACTTCGCGGGCTGGCTCGCCCACCACACCGCCCACATCCCGAAGCTGCCCGCCGCCGCGCAATGCGCCGACGAGATCGCCGCCGCCGTCGCCCTGGCCGCCGCGACCATCGACCGCCGCGAGCTGCCGGTGTTCGTCGGGCCGTGCCCGCACTGCGAGGGTGGCCTGTTCGGGCTGCGCGAGGCCGATCAGCTGCGCTGCCGCAGCTGCGGCGCCCGTGTCGCCCGCGCCGATGTGGACGTGAATGTGGACGACGAGATCTACCGGCGTTACTTCGAGGCCGCCGAGATCGTCATCATCGTGAAAACGCGCCTCGGCCAGGACATCACCACAAAGAGGATTCACGACCTCGGCTACCGGCGCCGCAACCCGGTCCGGCATCTCACCGACACCACCGGCCGCAAGCTCTACTCGGCCGCCGATGTCCTCGCCGCCCTCGGCGGCGCGAAGCCACGTGTGCTGGCCGCGTGAGAATGCGAAACCGGCTACGACCCACAGCATCTGACACGCCGAATGACCAGCAGGGGATGGAAAACCCCGAACAGAATATGGTTAGGCTGAAGCGCCTGGGGCGTCGGCTATGAATCCAAAACCCTCGGCTCCACAACTGCACAGACACCCCGGCGGTACCCCCAGTCTGCCGGGGTGCTCTCTTGTCCAGGGACGCTGCCTCGCCCCGACACCCCGAGGTCCGCGTCCCAGCGCCCGACCGGAGAATCGCCCTTTCGCCTCCGGTCCGCGTGCGCCGCTGCCGCCCCTCCAGCGCAACCATGAGGGGCTTCACGTCACGTCGGAAGGACATCTTGTGACCGACGAACAAACCGACCCCGCCGTCCTCGCCTTGGCCAACACCTTGTCGACGCTCCCGCACCCCGGCGGCCAGGACTTGCGCCTGGTGCTCTTCGACGGCGCGAGTGATGCGGTGAAACAGAAAGTCGCAGAAGGCATTATCCACTTCCTTCGCCGCAATCATTTCATGCCGCACCCGAAGACCTCGAAGCCGCGACGCAAATGAAGAAGCCTAGAAAGAAGCCCGCGGTCGACGCCCCGAAGATCCTCGGCACCCTCACCGACGGCCAACGCGCCAGCATCATCATGATCGTCACTGGCCTGCTCGAACGCGCCGACCTCGGCGCCACGATCTCCCACGGCGACGACGGCAGCGTCCTCATCCACATACCCGCCAGGAATTCCTGATAATCGACGAACTCCCGGAAACGAGGAGTTCCGCAAAGACCCGGAGCGCCAAGGAATTCCGGGTGCCGAGGAGGTCCCGGTCGCAGGGAGATCCCCGCCGCCGCGGCCCGCTGTCCTCGGCCGCCCGTCCCCGCACTCTCGCGAGGAGTTGTCTCGTGGAGATCCACACGCACCGGCCCGGCCTGTACGCGATGACCTACCAGCCGACGACCGACACAGCGCTGCTCGGCATCCAATTCGACGCCAGCCGCTCCCACCACGGATGGTCATGGGCGGCCAGCGCCGGAGTACACCGTCACGGCATGATCGTGGGCTGGTTGCCCTGCTCAGGCTCGCGCTGCGCGCTGCGCGACCGTGCGCAGCTGCACACCGCGGTCATCCTGGTGGAGCAGACCCTCCGCGGCCTCACCGTGATCGGTCGTCGGGTGCGGCATCCGTTGCGGTGGTGCTGATGCCGACGGCGTACCGGCGGCCATGCACCTATTGCGGTGAGGCCGCGGTCAAAGGCGGTAAGTGCGCGCGGCACCTGGCCCTGCACTACAAGCGCAACGACATGCTCCGCGGCAGCCGTACCGAGCGTGGTTACGGCACAGAGCATGTCGTGCGATTCCGCGCCGAGGTGCTCCACCGCGACCACTACACCTGCCAGATCTGCGGCGGCTACGGAGACCGCGCCGACCACCATCCGCAGTCGCGGCGCGAACTGGTTGCTGCCGGACTCGACCCCGACGACCCGCAATACGGGCGTGCCCTGTGCGAGTACTGCCACAACCGGCACACTGCCCGGACACAGGGCGTCAACAACTGGAGAAAGTCGCGCTGATCATCGTCGCCCGCATCAGGCCCGTTGCCGATCGTGCGCCCACGCGTCGCGTTCGGAAACGTCGGTGGCGCGCGTAGGAAAAAAATTTCTGGCGGCCCACCTTCGCAGGCCGATGAAGGAACCGTCGAGCAGAACGTGAGCCCCCGCAACGACCGACCGCTCGGCCTGTTCATGTCTGACCTGGGGGTATGCACTCCATGACTGATTACCTCCTCGGTTATCACGGGTCGATAACGGCGCGTGTCGCCATCGCTTCGGCGTGTCGCATCCCCTTCCGGCGCGGGCCTTTCGCGCCCAGGTGAACGGCCGTAGCGCACGCCATCGCGCGCACCGCCGACCGCCCCAGGGGCCGCGCGTCCGCGGTCGCGTCGGACAGCGTCATCTCGGCCGGTACCGCCTCGTGGGCGGTGAGCGGGATTCCCCGCTGTGCCGTTGCACGCGGGGCGTAGATTTCGAGCGGCTCTGTGGGCCGCTCTGCGCCGGTCGGCGCCTAGCTTTCTACCTTCTCCGTACTCCTATCGTCGCAGTGATAATTCCTTCGAGTCGGCTGGGTTTGGTCGTATACGCGCGGAACCCCCGCCAGCGGGTGATGCTGGCGGGGGTTCCGGTTGCCTGGGCTCTGCCGTCTCAGTGCGTTTCGTAGTAGGCGAGATCGATATCGGAAGGCAAATCGGCGCTGGTCGAAAACGACACGCGATGCCCTTCACGTACCCAGAGCATTTCGCCCGGCGTCGCATCGATTTCCAGCACTACGCGCACGGCCGAATTACCCGTGTTGGATATTTCCAGCACTATTGCCGTGAACGCACTACCGTCCGCGAGGCATTCTGTCGCATGCTCCGCACGTGCCAGAATTTCCGCAAGCTCTCTCTTGGTGCTGCCCATATAACCCCTGAGTGCATCGGAGTTCGCTGCCAGGGCTGTAGCTGCCGTCATTGTGATTAATCCTCTTCTCGCGCTGGCCTAGTTGCCAGTCAAGCGCGCCGACAATGCCGACGCGCAGGGCAAGCGACTAGAAATGCTTTCCGCGCTTTGCGCAGCGCGGGCACAAGGCTCCTACATCAGTCTTGTAATCGATATCGCATTCCTCGCAGACATACAGTCCGCAAAACGCGCATTCCGAATATGCGCATTGCCCCTCGTTAGGGTCTCCACAGGCCGAGCAAACGGGATTGTCGGGGTTATTGAAGTAGCCGTATTCCATCTGTACCTCTCAGAATTGAAATCCAGACTGGCAGTCAGGGACGGTGAACATAAAACGGGCCGAGCGCTTCGCGCGCTTCGTCAACAGAACCGAAAGGGGGCCAGGGAATGCTCGCCGCGAACTCCATTGCTGCGGCAACATCGATGCTGGCCTTGCTTACGACGTGGTACCGCGTCCCGAGCGGGTCATAGGCTCTACTATGGCTAGCGCCGTGACAGTCGCCCCACGTCTTGACCTGCCCTCCGTTCGTGACGGACATAACTACACCGATCAGCACCACGATCTCTTCGTACGGTGACGCAACTAACGGGTAAATCGTGTCCACTCGTTCCACCATGACAAGATCTCCGCGCGCAACCTTCTCCACGCGAGTACCGCTGCTCATCCCGCTGCGTTCTCGGCAGTCATGCCGCGCCGCCGCAGAATCGATGTGTGCATGGTCGTTACTGTGCTGATTCCATCCGCAGTTCTCGCAGTGAGCGAATCTGGCCCCGGTTTCGCGGCCCGTATACGTCCGTACGTGCCCGGTCCTACTGTATTTCGATCCATCTTTCCAGCCGAGTTCGACACCTTGCGTCACGAGAAAGTTCGCAATGATAGCCATATAGTCTTGGATCGTGCCGTAATCGGCTATATCAGTCGACAGGCCCGAAGAACTACGCCACTGTGAATGTTGGTGTATCAGTTATTCGATGTCTTCTATCAGAATCGGTATCATGTTTCTTCGTACCCTTTCTAGGTGGCCTAGTCGCCAGCCAAGCGCGCCGACGCTGCCGACGCGCGAGGCAAGCGGCTAGGACAGATCTCCCCGTGTGGGTCCCGTACTCGATTCGCGGCAAGCCCAGACAATGCGACCTTCGAGCGTAGCCATTACTCAGTACCGAGGTAGTAGTACTCGGTACCGCCGACGGTAGGCCAACCGGTAGAATCGCCAAGTATTTTGTAATGATTCTGAATCACACGGTCAGACTTCATGACCCAAACCCAACCTTCGGAGGTTGCCCAGTAGATACGCCCATCCGGGCTAACACCGAACTGTGTGTCGCTGTCGATTTCGTAGACCTTTGCGCCATTGGCATATTCGCGAATGACATTCACCGGGTGATCTACTCCTTATTGTCCTGACTCGGATCGGTATCGAGAAACTCGATAGTGACATGCTCGATTGTCGGGCGACTGCGTGCAATCGGGTCGATGCCCTCGCGCCGACGGGTGAGCGAAATTCGCCGGTTGGCGCGGTCGAGATCGAAATTTGTGCGCGTCCAACGCAATCGCTCAATACGGTTCTTCAATGCCGAATCCGCCGTATAGCCATCCCATCGCGTAACCCGCACTGTGATAAACGGCGGGTATGGATTCAGAGGCGGATTGGCCTCGACGTTAACCGTAGTACGAACCCAGCATTGCTCGGTCATGCCGCTTCGCCCTTGGACTTGGCCGCGAATTCGCAATCAACCTTGTCACCATGATGCATACCACCGCATTCGTCTACTCCGAAGCGCCGATCCGGAACGGCCAGCTTCGCGCGAGACTCTGCCTCGAAATCGTCGATACGCGATCCCGCGATTGCCTCATAATGGGGCAAGCTGTCAAACTGGTCCCCCGGCAAGCCTGCCAGCTTCCACGCACGCGCATACAAACCGAATGCCGCCGTGTTCAAGGACGTGCGCAGGCTTATTTCGCTCATCATGGTGCAAATCTCCGCCGCAGTTCCCGGACGGGTGTCCTCACCTTTGACAACACGGGCGAGAATTTCGCGGCAGTGCGCGCGATACACGATTTCGGTGCCCATCAAATCGTGGGTTGCCCTGAGCAGCAGGAAAGAGTGATACAGCTTGTTTTTCGCGTGCGGGTAGCGACGCTGGGCGCGCTCGATTTCATCTTCCGCCCACTCCATTTGGTCGAAGACAGCGTCAAACATTCCCTTTACCTCCATGAGAATATCGTTAGCGGATTGAACGTCTTTTTTGGACATAGGTCTACCACTTTCTGTACTCGGGTTTTCTTCTGGCCATAGTTGCCAACCAAGTGCGCCGACGAAGGCGACGCGCAAGGCAAGCGACTAGGGCCCGCTCGATTCCTTGTATGCGACTGCCCAACCGACAGGGATGTTCTCGCCGTCCTCATCTTCTGCCCACGCGTCAACCATGACGGCGACGTACAGCCCGGAAGTCTCGCGGATAAATATTTCGAGCTTCCCTCCGATAAATTCGGAGTTATGCATGATCGGATCATCCGGACGGCTGAGTGCCTGTGACGTCCACCCACGCAATAGCGACCAATCCCCGTATCCGACCATATCGATATTCAGCGGATAGGAGATCTGCCCGTCCGGGTCGAGCTCGACATAAACGATATCGGGTACGTATTCGGTGGTTTCAAGTTCATCGGTCGCGTTGCCGTTTCCGTCGGAACGTACGATGTGGCCGAACGTCATCAGAGCGTCAAGATTTCCGGGCATCCCCGTGTTCCTTTCCGTGCTGGCCTAGCTGCCAGCCAAGCGCGCCGAACCATTTCGGCGCACAAGGCAAGCGGCTAGGACAAACTTCACCCGGGGAGGCGAACGGGCATAAGCATGGTTCGCGTTTGGTTCCATTCCAGCAGCATCGGCCGATTAGGCTTGGTGAAGCTGCAATGCACCTTCGCGCCACGCGGGACGCTGGCAAGAACCTGTGCGAGATATCCCGTATTGAATGCGATAACCATCGAATTCTCGACGCGGAGGTTTCCGGAGTCGAGAACGAATGTGCACACCGTATCCCCGTCGCGCGAGTGCCCGGTCAGAGTAACGTTCTCCTCCGTAATTCCGAGGTGGACCGACAGCGTGCTCGCTGTCAGACTCTTCAGCCGCTTCGCGAGCGATTGTGCGTCAACCTCGAACGAGGCACTAGCATTGTCGACCATAGTGAAAAGTTGGCGCCATTTCGGAAACTGGCAATCGAGCTTCCGCAACACCAACGTGACCGTGTCCGATTCGATCGCGACGGTATCGCCCCCGCCGAGCGTCACGGAAACCGACGACTCTTTCACCGCACGCTTACCGAGTGCGGCAAGCGGCTTACCCGGAAGCAGGGCCTCACATTCACCGGGTAGCGAAGCGCTGGGGATGCGCACATTGGTCACCTTGTATCGGTCCGTGGTGACAGCATCCACGCGCGCCCCGTCCGATTCCAGCCTGACACCAGTGAGCATCGGCAAGGTGTCATCGTTGCCACGCGACACCTCGAGCGCGTTGATAGCATCCGCGAATTCCGGACCCGAGACAATGAATGCGGGCTCCCCGTCGATTGCCGGGACACTCGGCGCGTCCTCCACTGCGGCAGGCTCGCCGAGCGGTGCGGCAATCGAAATACCGTCCACCTCGAGCCTGAGCGACTTCTCATGCACAGAGAAAACAGCCGTGCCCTTCGAGCCAGCAGCCTTGACAGCGTTCACCAACTCTTCCAGCTGTACCGCGAAAGTGCAGTCATCCCCGGTAGCCTCCATCCGCACCGTAACCGCAGTCTCATAGTCGTAAAACGCAATGGCCGCAATGCCATCGCTTATGGCGATACGCAACAGTGTGAGACTCGGGTGACTGTATCGGCGCCCCACCGTGGTAGCGCGCTTGATAAAGGTAAGATTTGTACTCAAATCTTTCAGGTCGATTTCGATGGTACTCATTGTGAGATCCTCTTCTTTCTGGTGATTTTGGGCATAGGTCTGCCCGCAACGGAATTTGCTTTTCGGCTGAATCTATTCAGCTGCCAATGGTCAGGATGTAATGTGCTGTCTTCAGCATCGGTCGCAGGACCGGCCGAGACGTAGTCGACCGTGCACGGTTAGGCACGATCGGGTACCGCTGCACTAGCGGCCAGCGGTGACGCTGCGACGTGCGCAGCGTCCCGCAAGCGGCTAGGACTTCGGCGTGTGGTCCGTCTCGATGCTGGGAGTGGTGATCTCGTGCCGCTCCACAACCGCCCAGAACTCATCGGCGTCCATGGCTTCGATGTCGTAGCCGCCGGTGGTGTCGCGAATTTCGGTGACTATGGCCTCGATGTCGAACTCGTCGCGATGCGCTACGTCGGTGCCGTTGGCCTCGATGGCCGTGATGACGGCGCGACGGGCGTCTTCGTTGGTGAGCATTTCGGGTTCTCTTTCCTCGCTAGGTGCGTGGTGCATTCGAGTTCGCTTCCCGGTCGTCGTTGCGGTGTGCCCGGTGCGGTGTGGTGACGACGTTAGGGGAGAAGGCTGCCCCGGTCGACCATCCCGTAATTGCGTCCACCGGTTCATACGGCAAACGAATAGGAACCCACCGGTCGGATTGTCACATACCCCGGGAGGGTATCCCGGGTACCCCCCTTCGGTATCCCTGGCGCGGCGGCCGGCGGACCGTTCTCCCCAGCAGTCCCTCACAAAACCGATTCGGCGAGAACCTTTTTCGCCCCGGTCAGAGGCATCTTGGCCGAAGTTCGTGCCGGTCGGCGGCCGGGAAGGAGTCGTCATGATCGAGCCGCCGTTCCCCCTCGCCGAAGGCGCTGAGCCGCACTGGATTCGGCACGTCGAGCGTATCCACGGCGAGGGCCGGGCATCCATCGTAAATCTGGACGCATTGGCGCTCTACTGCGATTGTTTGGCGATGTACCAGGAGGCCATGCGCCTGGTCCACATGGAGGGTATGACCCGCGACGGTGAGCGCGGCGGCATGACCAAGCACCCGGCGATCACCATCCTGACCGGCCTGCGGTCGGATATGTGGCGCTACGCCCGGCTGATCCCGCTCTACGACTCCGCAGCCGAGCCGGGCGACGGGCTGGAGAGCTTTCTGGCTGATGCCGAGTCCTGGGCCAACGGCTGATGACGGCTCGCTGGGAGGAATTGGTCGAGCTGACCGTCCGCTGCTATCCGGACGCGCCGTTGGCGACGGTGGAGCGTTATGCGAAGACGGGCGCGAAATTCGAGGAAGTCCGTGCCCAGACCTACCGGCGCGGCACGAAACCCTCAGCGGCCTACTACAAGCTCGCCAGCATCCTCGCTGCGCTGTCCGAACAGGTCGGCATTCCGCGGCCGGGCGTCGACGAATGGCGCGGTGACGATGCCGATTGGGGCGTTCTGCGCGGTGTCACGCATGCGAGTGGGTTCCTGCCGGTCGACCGGGCTGCGATCCTCGTTGATCGTGACTGGCACGTGGCGATCGACGGGTGAGCCATCCTGTGATGATGATGGTCCCTGGCCCGATAATGCGGAGGCCATGGACTGGCGGACAGGAGACTTCGGGATGGCTGGGTTGACCGACGATGGTCTCGAGGCGGCGTTCCGGACGGTGCTGGCACCGCTTGCTCGAGATGCGGCCCAGGATGGTGATTGCCTTCGTTACGCGCCTGCGATAACGGATGCTGCTGTCCGGCAGGGATTTTCGGCGCGGACAATGATCGTCGCCGGTTGGATGGATTCGGACGAGACAATTCTCGGGTTTCTGCACCATGTGACCGTGTGCGATCAGTGAGTTCTCGACGGAACGGCGCGGCAGTTCGGCTCGGCCTTCCCGGCCGCCTGGGTCACTCCGCCCCGTGAGTACCTGATCGCCTTGGCCGACGCTACCGGGGTGGCTCACGCGGCGTTCGTCGAACACCGCGTGAGCCACAGCTGAAGATCCACAGCCAGTTTCGTCATCAACGCCCGACCGCGCCGCGATACTCGTCGACGGCGGTTGGAAGCGCGCGCTCGACGAGTAAGACCATCGCGGAAAGTCAGGGCAGCGTGTGGGCTTCCAGTTCGTACTCGCCCGCGGTCCCAGCGACTTGCTCGCAGGTGCCGTACTGCTCACCGCTGTCCGCTGCCCACGCGCCGTCGGCGAGCCCCATAGCTCGTTTGGCGGCCTGGCAGTCGTGCAGGCTGCTGTAGTAGCCCACGATGCCGTCGTCGCTCGGGGCGTCGCGCGGGGCGCCCGAGCTGCCGGAGGTGAGGCCCTCCAGGAATGCGCCCAGCAGATCGTTCGGGTCGTCGGCGACAGCAGCCGCGCTGACGGGTGCCGCCGACGCGGGCGTTGTGCTGATGCTGATTACCGCGAATGCGGCGGCGGCAGCGGTCAGGGCTGCCAGGGCGATACGTGTCATCGCGAATTCCCCTCGAATGAATCGTGCGCGAGCTACGGGCCCGGATAGGCGAATCTCCCCCGCCAGGAGTCCTCGCGCGCCGCCAAGCATGACAGCAATGCCGGTTTCCGGCAACGGATTCCACGAGACCACCCCTAGCGAGGTACCCGCATGGAACTGACGTTCCGCCGTCACCGCATCACCAATTTTCTGCGCGCCACCGAGCGTGCAGAAACCGCACCGATCCCGCACTGGGCGGTGCTCATCCTCGAGGCCCTAGGAGCCATTTTGACCGATCAAGAAATCCTCGACGCCAACGTCGCCACCCTGGCCACCATCGCCGACGACCTGGAGAAGGAGCTGGCCGAGCTGAAGAAGGGGGCGCCCGCCACCATGAACTTCGGTGGATTGGACCGGGTCATCGCCCGCCTGCGTGGCGATGTGCAGGCCCAGCCCGGCACCCCGACCCAGCCCGGCACCCCAGGCCAGCCGACGACCCCCGGCCAGCCGGGTACGGGTGGGCAGACTCCGGCGGGTGGCCAGCCGACCCCGGTTCCGGGTGGTCAGACTCCGGTTCCCGGCCAGCCGACCGGTCAGACCCCGGCGGGTGGCACCTCGGGGACTGGCACCGCGCCGACGCCGACTCCGGTGCCGAGTGTCGGTGACGGGACCGGCCAGGCGCAGCCGCCGCACACTGCCTGACACCGCTGCCCGCACACCGGGAGCCGCCCCGCTTCCGGTGTGCGGGTTCGTCAACATTCTGTCCGGTCTGCGCTGCTCGGCGTCCGGTGATCACTTCTGCGCGGCCCGTGCCACCCACGCCCGCGACTTCTTCGAGCACGTGCTCGTCCACACCAAGGGCGTCTACGCCGGGCGCCCGTTTTTGCTCTATGCCTGGGAGTTCGACGACATCATCGCGCCCCTGTTCGGGCGGGTGGTGTGGTCGGGTGAGTACGGCTGCCTGAAGCGCCAGTACGAAATCGCGTGGATCGAGGTCGCGCGCAAGAACGGCAAGTCCGAAATCCTTGCTGGCATCATGCTGTACCTGCTCGTCATGGACGACGAGGAGTCCGCCGAGATCTACGGGTGCGCCAAGAATAGGGAGCAGGCGAGCCTGGTCTTCGACGTCGCCAAGCGGATGGTGGAACTCTCGCCTGTCCTGCGGACGCGGTTGCGTATCAAGGCCACCGAGAAGCGAATCATCTTCGCGCGCACCAATTCCTTCTACCGGGTCTTGGCCGCCGATGCCGGGGGTGCGTTGGGGTCCAATCCGCACGGTGTCGGCGCGGACGAGATCCTCGCATGGCCCAACTCGGGCATGTGGGACAGCATGCGCACCGGTATGGGCTCCGGTGCCCGCCGCCAGCCGCTCATGGTGGCTGCCACGACCGCCGGGAGCGATACCGAAGGGTTCGCGGGGACGATGCACAAGGAGATGGAACGCATCGCCGACGATCCGGCTCGTGCGCCACACATCTTCGTCTACCTGCGGAACGTGCCCATGGACGCCGATCCCTGGGACGAGGAAATCTGGCATCTGGCCAACCCGGCGCTGGGCACGTTCCTGTCGATCGAGGGCCTGCGCAAGCAGGCGATCGAGGCGAGGCAGAATCCCATCGCCGAAGTAGCCTTCCGGCAATACCGGCTCAACCAATGGCAGAGCGCCACAAGTCGCTGGATGCCGATGCATCTGTTCGACGCAACGGCGGGGGAGGTCTACGAGAGTTTCGACGAGGCGCGAAACGCGTTCCGGGGCATGGATTGCTGGTTCGGCCTCGATTTGGCCGCGCGTCAGGATCTCACCAGCATGTGCTACGTCTTCCCGGACACCGAGGGCGGCATCGATCTGGTGTGGCGGTTCTGGCTGCCCGAAGCCGCCTACGCCCGGCTCAACGCCGCCAACGACGGCAGGTTCGTCGACTGGATGAAACGAGGCTGGCTCACCGTCACCGAGGGCGACGTCCTCGACTTCGAGGTCTTCTACACCCATGTCGACGAAGACAGCCAGCACTTCAACATCCTCGGCGGCGACGCCGACAAGTTCGCGTCCGATCCTGTGCTGCAACGGATTCAGCAGACCGTCTACTGTGACGACATCTTCGCCTACGCCAACACCTTCCAGCATATGAGCCCCGGTATGCACCATGTTTCGGACTTGGTGAAGCAGGGCCAATTCCGTTGGCACGGAAACCCTGTCGCGAGGTTCTGCTTCGACTCGGCCGACGTCGTCGTCGATGCCGCCGACCCGGACCGTATCCGCCCGCACAAGCCCAACCGGCAGCTGGCCGCCAAACGCATCGACGGCGTCCCGGCCGCGATCCTGGCAGTCAATGCGTGGAAGACGCGCGGCCAGTCCGTCCGATCCGTGTATGCCGCAGGCGATTACGACGTGTTCAGCCTCTAGGAACTGCCGGTCGGCGGCAGGACCGGCGGCATGATCTCCGGGTGGCATCGCGGGCGCCACCACTCGTGCAGAACCTGGCAGTGCCAGTGGTACCAGTCGTCGTAATCCACCAGCGCAGCACCGGGAGTGCTCGCGGCCGGGACACCGGCGATCGGTGCCGGGTCCGCCGAGGCGGCAGCGGCTGTCAGTAGTGGTGCCGCTGCCACCGTGGCCGTTATCGCGATCCGGCCCGCCAGCCGCGCACTGCGCCGCCGGGCCGTTCCTGTTTCCGTCATGATCCACTCTCCCGTCGAATAGCGTTGTCTGACACCGAGACCCGCTACCGCGCCGCGGCCTGTGGGTCCGTGGATTCATCACACCGCGTCAGGCTGCCCTGGGCACAGCGCACGACGGAGTTCTTCAGCCGATCATCAGCTGGCGCGCTGTGGGTGGGCTTGGTTCCCATCACCGTCCGCACGCCGGACTTACCTGTTCAGGGAGGACCATGTCGCACTGGAACGCTCACCCCGGTGTGCGGACCGGGACCGAGCTCACTCGTGCCGAGCGTGTCGCCGATGCCTCGGCGCGGGGTATGGGTTCGTGGCATTTCATCACGACCCTCGCCGTGTTTCTCTGTGGCTGGGTTGTGCTCAACACGGTCTCGTGGTTCCCGCATTGGGACGAGAGCCCGTTCGTCCTGCTGAATCTCGCTTTGGGGATCTTGGCCGCCTTCTCCGCGCCGCTCATCCTGGTCGCTCAGCGGCGCTTGGATCAGCGCAATGCTGAGGTCGCGCTGCACACCATGGTCACGAGCGACGAGATCAAGGCGGCGGTCGATCGCCTCGCCGGGGTGGTCGAATCCGGCGTGATGACCCCCGCCGAAGGGCGCCGCGTGTTCGGCGCGGACACCTGAACGGGAGGCGTCTGTGTTCAACCGCCGCGAGCGCCGCGACCGATTCGCCGCCGAGATCCGCGAGCAGATCCTGGCCGAGTACCGCCAGCAACTCGTGGACGCCTACGCCGCGCAGTGCCTGCGCCGGTTCGTCATCACTTTGAAGGATGGTTCGGTCGTCAGCGGTGTTCTGCTCGAAGTTACCACTGCCACGGTGGTTTTCGATGATGTGAAGCTGTTGCAGGAGGGTCGCGACTGGGTTCCGGCGGCCGGTGCGCTGTATGTCGATCGCGCCGAGATCCGTTACAGCCAGTTGATCGATGCCGGAGGTGGGTGATGCTGCTGCGCGACGGCTCGATGTCGATGCCCGCATCCGCGCTCGCCGAATTCTCACCGCAGATCAACCAATCCTACTGGTACCCATGGTCCGACGGCGTCCAGCTGGAGCGCCAGTGGGCGCTCTACGGCGCGATCTACCGCTACCAGCCGTGGGTACGCACCGTCATCGACAAGTTGGCTAATGCGTTGGCGCGCTTGCGGATCGAGGTCTGGAAGGTCGACGGCGACCTGCGCACGCTCGACGACGGCCCGTACGCGGCGTTGATGAAGCGACCGTGCCAGGAGCTCAGTCCCTACTCCTTTTGGCTCTGGGTCGCGACCACGATCGAGATCTACGGCGAGTCATTCTTGGTCAAAGTGCGCAACAACCGCGGCCAGACCATCAGCCTGATTCCGATGCACCCCTCGCGAGTCACGGTGCGCCGCAACGTGGATGGGTCGCGCAGCTACATCTTCCAGACGGCGGCGTCGTCGCAGGGGCTGCTGGAATTCGATGAAAATGACGTGATCCCGCTCCAGCTTTTCGCCCCCGACGGGACGATGCGGGGCCTGTCGCGGCTGGAATCGCTGACCAGTACCCTCGTCGCCGAGGACTCCGGCCGTACCGCGACGAGCGCGATGTGGCGCAACGCGGGGCGACCGAACATCGTGCTGAGCTCGGACAAGATCCTTGGCCGCGAAGGCAAGGCCCGGCTACGGGAATCGTTCGACAGCAATCACGCGGGCTCGATCAACGCGGGTAAGACTCTGGTCCTCGAAGACGGTGTCAAAGCCGCCCCGATTCAGCTCACCGCTGTCGAAATGCAGTGGATCGAATCCCGCAAACTCAACCGAGAAGAAGTCTGCGCCCTGTTCGACGTGGCACCCCCGATGGTGCACATCCTGGACAGAGCCACATTCTCGAATGTGACCGAGCAATTACGAAGTTTCTACCGCGACGCAATTTCAGCCAAACTCGAGTTCATCGAATCGCAGTTCGACTTTTATCTCGCCGACGAATTCGGCGACAATTTCGAAACCCGATTCGCGGTCGCCGAAATCCTGCGCGGTGACTACGAGACCCGCGCCGACAGCGTTCAGAAGCTGGTCCTGTCCGGTGTCATGAAACCCGCGGAAGGCCGGGAGGTCATGGACCTGGGCAAAGCCGGACCGGAAGCAGATGAATTGTACGCCCAGGCCAGCATTCAGCCGCTCGGCAAGCCCGCCGAACGCGTCACCATCACCGGCACGATGGCACCCGGGGGCGACCCCGACGGTATCCCTGTTCTCATTCCCGGCACCGCCGGTACTGGCCAGTCCCCGAGAGCGCAGGCCGCCATCGGCGGACCGGACGATTCCACGACGAACCCGCCGACACCGAAGTCCAGGAAATACGTGCGCGCCCTCAAGGGCGGCATGGGACGCGGCAAGTCACTCGAACAAGTCGCTGTGGAGTTGGCGCGGCGTCATGCCGCGGATCGTCAGCTGATTCTCGATTCGGTGGCGCTTATTCTGGCCGATCTGTAATTCAGGTAGGACCCGTGAACAATTCGATAACCAAGGCGATGGCCGCGATCACCTCGGCCGACGCCGCGCCCGACGATGCGCCCTACGGCGGTTTCGAGGCCATCCTGTCGACTCCGGCGCTCGATCGCGACGGCGATCAGCTGCGCACCTCGGAGTGGAAAACGCCGCTGCCGGAACACATTACGGTCGATATCGACCATGAGATGAGCGTGCGCGGCACGGTCGGCAGCGCCACCCCCTACCTCGACGATGACGGCAACCTCCGCATCCGAGCGCAATTCGCCTCCACCGCAACAGCGCAGGAAGTTCGCACACTCGTCAAGGAAGGCCACGTCCGGACCGTGTCGGTAGCCTTCATGACCGACAAGAGTGCCCTCAAGGACGGGCGTCCCTCGCGGGAGGTACTCAACGCGGGCATCGTCGCCGTCCCGTCCAACCGCGAGGCGTTGATCCTGTCGGCGAAATCGGCCACCGAACCGTACGGCCCCGACGCCGACTACGCCGATCCAGGCTTCCAGCCCGACAAGCGGAAGCGATATCCGCTCCGCGATGCCGAGGAGGTCCGTACTGCCTGGGATTACGTCCACCAGCAGCGCAACCGCCGCCCGTACACGGCCGAGCAACTGACACACATCGAATCCAAGATCCGCGCCGCCGCGCACCGCTACGGCGTCGAACTCGACGACTCCAAGGCATTGGCGGGGATGGTCGATGTCAAAGCGGGAGCCCGGAATTCGGCATCGGACCAAGCCCTGATCCAGTCTATCCACGATGCCTCCGGCCAGCTCGGTGCCGCCTGCGTGCCCGGCGACGACACCGGGTACGAGGACGGCGCGAATATGCGCGCGGTGGCGGCGGCCGAGACCAAGTCCGCCGACACGCCTGCTGTTCTCGACTTTCAGACCTTCCTCGCCCGGCTCAGCGCACTGCTGACCGAGGCCACTACCGCCAGCCCGAATAGTGCTGGCACGCCGCAAGATTCGCACGGCGAATCGGCGACGTCACCCGCTGATCCTCCCGCTGACGCCGCGCCGCAGGGCCCCGCTGACGCCGCAGGAGATGCCGCTGTCGCCGCTGAGGAGTCGGGAGATGCCGTGGCCGCGGCCCAGGCCGAGCTGCATGCCCGGCTGGCGCTGGCGTCGCTCGCCGAGGACGCGCTGAGCGACGAAATCCACTGACACTCAAGGAGACGCATGGCGACCACCGCCACTTTGAAAGCTCGCGGCAATCAGCTGCGGGCCGATTTCAAAACCATCAACGACGACGACATCCTGACTCCCGCCGAACGCGCGGAGCGACTGGAGACCTTGGTCAAGGCCGTCAGCGAGCACGAGACCGAGATCAGAAACTCCGAGACCGCGCGGGAGTTGTCGGCCAAGCTCGGGCGCGGTGAGGCCGCGGTCGACCACGAGATGACCGATGCGCCGATAATGAAGTCCCTCGCGGCGCGCATCATGGCGCACAAGGACTTCACCGACGCCCAGGACGCGGTGAACCCTGACGCCCGGCGCGTGGTGAGCAAGGCGTTCGAGATCGGCCTGAAGGACTCGACCCCGGCGGCGAACCTGCTCGGTGAGTCCATCTACGGCGCCACCGGCCCGACACCGCTGGGACAGAATCCGTTCTTCCCGACCGGCGCCGCGGCGGCCCTTCTACCGCCGACGTGGTTGCCCGGCATCGTCGAGCAGCGGTTCTATCCGCTGACCTTGAGCGATGTCATCCCGTCGAGCGCGATCACCACGAACAACTTGTCCTACGTCGTCGAGTCGGCGTTCACCAACAACGCTGCCGAGGTCGCCGAGGCCGGGCAGTACCCCTACAGCTCGGTGAAAGTCGATCGCGTCTACGAGCAGCTCGGCAAACTCGGCAACGCCCTGAAGATCACCGACGAGACCATCGCCGACAGCGCACTGTTCCACAACTTCGCTTCCGGCCGTCTGGTTTTGGGGCTTCAGCGCAAGGAAGAGGTCGCGATGCTGGCGGGTGCCGGGGGCGGCAACGGTAACATCAACGGCCTGCTCGCCCGCAGCGCGGGATTCACCAAGGAACACGGATTCACCCCGGTGACCGTCAGCGGTGTCATGTTCCCGCCCTCGGGTACCCCTGGCGCGGGCACGTCGCCGGAGACCGTGGCGACGCTGACCTACGGCCGCCAGGTCAAAGGCGCTGCGGCCGGGGCCTACCCGATCGCGAGCGCTATCGCCGAGGCCCTGTTCATGGGGGTGACCGATGTGTGGCTCAACTCGTGGATCGCCCCCACTCACTACGTACTCAATCCCCTTGACTGGCAAGTGATTCGGTTGGGCAAAGACGCCAATGACGAGTATTACGGGCCGAGCTTCTTCGGTGCCTCCTACGGCAACGAGCAGGGCGCTCCGGACTCGTTGTGGGGCAAGCCGGTCATCGTCACCCCGGCTATGCCGCAAGGCTCCGCGCTCGTCGCGTCCATGACCCGTGAAGTGCTGGAAGCGTTTCGGCGCCAGGGTATTTCGGTCGAGATGACCAACAGCAACGGAAACGATTTCGATCACGGACTGTGGACCGTGCGCGGGCAGCTGCGCTCGGGCCTGGCCGTGTACCGCCCGGCCGCGTTCGAACTGGTCCAGATCATCGCGGGCTGAACCAGACACCAGTCCCGGCAGTAAAAGCTGCACGCCGCTGCCGGGGCTGGCTCTCCTGGAAGGGAAACCGTCATGGCGACAAGCTATTTCGACGACTACCACATGTCGATCATCCCGGCGATGCGCCAGATCTTCGGCGAGCAGTCCACCGCGGGCGCCGAGCCGCAGGCCACGCCGCGGCCCCGCGCCAAGGCGGTGAAGGCGCCCGCCAAGTCCGGCCCTGAGCGCACCGAGGAAGGCATCGAGACGACGTGACCTCACTGGTGCAGGGATCGCCGTCGCTCGACCCGTACGAGTACGCCTCCCAGCTGGTCCGGGGCTACTGCGGCATCGCCTTCGACTACACCCGCGACGACACCAGGTTGCTGGACCCCCGCACCGACGGCACGGTGCAGCTCCCGCAGACGCCGGTGCTGGCGGTGTCGGCGGTGGCCGGGTGGATGCCCGGCCCGACCGGAATATGGGATTGGCGGCCGATCGCCTGGTACCGGTGGCTGCCCCGTGGGCTGCTCTACTGCACCGCTGGCCTCGAGAACCCCACGCTGCCGACGTGGGGCCCGGTGTGGCCCTGGGTACCCGGTGGCCTGCGCGTCACCTACGACCACGGCTACGACCGCATCCCCGACGATATTCAAGCCGTCGTGACCCGGTTGGCGACCCAGATCTCCAAGAATCCCGCGTGGGTGCAGAGCCGCAAGGTCGGCGAAGTCGCGACCGTCTACAGCACCACCGGCATCACGCTACGCGACGAGGACAAGCGAGTCCTGGATCGCTATGCGGCCCAGGAGGTCTCGTGACACAGACCGTGCTCGGCGACCAGACCATCACCGTCCTGATACGCACGGAGTCGGCCGCCGCAATCGATCCGTTGGGTATCCCGGAAACCGTGGAGACGCCGGTCGATCAGCCCGGCTGCTCGGTCCAGCCCCGCTACGTCACCGAGAAGGACCTCCACGAGGACTTCTCCCGGAGCATCTGGATCGTGTATGCGCCGCCGACACGAATCATGCTGGCGCTCACCGCATCCGATGCCGTGCGCTATCGCGGAGACCGGTACGAGGTGTTCGGTGACCCGATGCCGTGGCCGGACATGGACGGCGTCATCGATCACATCCGGTTCGAATTACGCAGAGCGAGGGGGTAACTCACCATGCCCGCCCGATACCAGATCGACCGCAACGTCTTCGCCGATTTCCTCAAGAACTCCTCGATCATCCACGCGAAGCTCGAAGAGGCCGGGAAAGAAGCCGTCGAGTACTGGAAATCCATCGCGCCGGTCAATACCGACCCTGGTGAACCGCACATCCTGAAAAGTGGCTGGGTCGACAATCCCGGCGACTACCGGGATTCGATCCGGTACCAGATCGTCCGGAACCCCACCAGGATGAAAGTCCGTGTCATGGCGACCGACTACAAATCGCACTGGCTCGAATTCGGCACCGTCAAGATGGAAGCCCGGCATCCGATGGCCGACACCCGCGAAGAGATGCTCAACCGCGGCTACAAGCGAACGCCGAACCGGCGCGCCTTGTGATCATCGACATCGAGGTGTTCACGATCTCGTATCTGGCGCCGCTGGGCGCGGTCCGCGCCGAGATGCCCAACGTGCCCCCGACGCCGTTTTGGCTGGTGACCAGGATCAGCGGCTCGGACGACGGGATCACCGACTGGGGCACCATCCAGGTCGACGTATTCGCCGCCACCCGCGATGGTGCCCGTGTCGCCGCCCGCGCCATGCATGCGCGCATGCTCGCGCTGACCGCGAAAACCGTTGTGGCAACGGATGAAGGCCCGGCGCGGATCGATCACCGGCGCACGCTGCTCACACCTGCGTACTTGGATTACCAGGACGAGAATCTTCGCCGGTATGTGGCGCGGTACGAGCTCGCCTCCCGCCTCACCGCACACCCTATTTAGGAATCTTCATGAGTGGATCTGTCCTTTGGGACACCATTTTCGGCGGCAACGCCACCAGAATTTTGAAGGCCCTGTACGGAAGTTTCTTGGTCCGTGACTATTTCGGGCCTGCTACTTCCGTCGCCAATTTCACTCCGTTCGATCCGGACGACGGAAATTTGTCGAAAACCCTGATGACTACTGACGGTTTTCGGGACGTTGGACTGTTGTCGGAACAGGGGTGCTCGTTTACACCGAAGTACACGACCGTGGACACCATGGTGTGGCAGAGCAGGCAGGCTCAGCGTACCGATGTGACCGTGGATCAGGAGGAGTGCCTGATCCAGTGCGCGGAATCGACTGTGCTGGTGGACTATCTGCACGAGAACCTGCCCCTCAAGGGCATGCCAGCCAACGGCACACCGGGATACCGAGTCGTCAAACCCAAAGTGCCGCAGGTGCTGTACCGTCAGGTGCTGGCGCTGGGTGTGGATGGCTCGAGCGGGGACAACGAGTACTTCGCGACCCTGTATGCACGAGCTTTGATGATCAAGCCTGAAAAAGTGGACTGGTCGGCGAAGCAGGAGACCCTGACGTCGCTCACCTTCGATTCCTATCCCTGCCCGTACAGCGGCTTCTCCGTGGCCCGCTTCCGGGAGGGCCCGGCCTGGCGGGCGAGCGGCGGTACGACCGGCGCGCCGGGTACACCGGTGGCCACCGCTGGATCGAATGCCACTGTGACGCTGGAATTCACGCCGCCGCACGCCGGTGCCGGGCCGTTCACCTACACCGTGAACAAGCTCACCGGGCCGACGCCGACGATCACCGCGGTCCCGGCGAATCTCGTCACGGTCACCTCGTCTTCCGGGGCGAGTGTGGTGCTGACCGTCACCGGTCAGACCGTCGGCGAGACCGACGCCTACTCCGTGCAGGCCACTGGAGCCAACGGAAGCCAATCGGTGCCGTCGACTCAATCCAACCCGGTCACCATCAAATCCTGAATCCAGCAACAGCTTTCGCCCCCGTAGCGCGGTGTCCTCGGCTGCCCGCGCTACGGGCCATTCTTCCGTGCAGCCGAGATTCGTTTCAACCGAGGAGTGTTCATCGATGGCCTCTCGTCCGTCCAAGCCGTTGACCGCGCGTCGCCTGTCGATCAAGGATTTCGAGGAGCAGGCGCTGGCCGCGCTGGGGCAGCCGCCCGGCTACACCCTGGTCCTCGACGACGACGCGGGGGAGATCCACATCCCGCATCCGCTGCTGGTCGCCGACGAGCGCCTGGCCGAGATCGAGGCCGTCCAGACCGGTAGCGATCTGGATCGGGACACGGTCACCGACCCGGACACCGGTGCACAGCATTCGATCCCGGCCACCCCGGCGGCCATCGGCGGGGTCGCGGCCGAGCCGACCCAGGTCCGGCTCGCTCGCGCTGTCCTCGGCCGCGCCGATCACGAGACGTTCCTGGCTCACGGTGGCAAGTCGGCGCATGTGGCGTTGGCGTGGGAGGCGATGGCCGCCGAGGTCAAGGCCGCTGCCCCAAAACCCTCGAGGTAATCGAGGTCCTGCGCACGCATCCGCTCGAGGTGCAGGCCGACCTGTCGCGCTACCACGGCCTGCGCATCCGCGACTGGTGGCACGGCGAGATCTCCTCCCAGGAGCTCTACGCCTACATCGTCCACCTGCCCGAGGACAGTGCCACCAAAACCGCTGCCCGCGAGGGCGATTGGCACGAAGACAAATATCTCCTGGTCCGCCTCATCAACGAACTGCTGTGCTACCGCGCTGATTTCGTGTCCGCGCACGGCGGCGATATGAAGCCGGATCTGATCCTGAGCCCGAAACAGGTCGAGCGTAAACGCGTCGAGCGTCAGCAGTATCTGGATGTGCGGGAAATGATGCTCGCCCAGATGCGCGGCGAATACCAGCCGCCCACGCGGACTGTGCATTTCGAGACCGAGTACCGGAAGGGGGTGGCCGCGTCGTGATGAAGGGCCAGGGCGTCTACTTCGACGTCATCCCCAGCCTCGACGAAACCCGCCTGGTCAAGGCATTCGCGACCGCGACCAGCCGCGCCGAGACCGCCGCCAACGACATGGTCCGCGCCATCTCCGGACACGACTATTTCGCCTCACCCACAACGCAACTCGACCGGTGGGTCGCGAAGATGGAGACCGGGATGCGGGCGGCGAACACGATCGCCGACCGCACCGCGGAGAACCTGGTCCGCGCCAACGACCGCGTCAGGATTTCCGAACTTCAGAAGACCGCCGCGCAGCAGCGTGCCGTCGAGATGCTCGACAAGTACGGCCAGAAGTCGTCCCAGTATCTCCAGGCGCTGGCGTCGCAGGAGCGCGCGATCCGCAGCGCTGCCGCCGCCACCCGTGACCTGTCCGCCGCCCAGGCCGCCGACACCGCCGCCGCCGCGCGGAAGATGGAGGCCCAGCGTCGGCAGGACGAGGCCACCACGGCCAGCGCCGCCGCGATGGGCCGTCTCGGCACTGCCGTCACCGGTCTGACGGTCGGCGTCGGTGCCGGGATGGCCGCGGCGTTCACCGCCGGTGCCAGCAAAGCGGGCGACCTGGAAAAAGGGCTGCGGCTGCTCCAGACCGGCGCCAAGGAGAGCACCGAGAACATCGCTGTGCTGCGTAAGGGTGTGCTCGATCTGCAATCGCAGTGGGGGACACCGGCCAACGATCAGCTTCAGGCGTTGCTGATCATCGAGCGTGCCGGATACCACGGCCAGCAGGCGATGAACGTGCTCACCGCGGGTGTGCAGGCCGCCAAGGCTGAAGGCAGCAATTTGCGGACCGTGGTGGAGCAGTTGACCACCACCATGAACGACTTCGACGTGAAGCCGTTCGTGAAGGATGTCAATCAGGCGATGTCGACCAGTGTCGAAGTCGCGTCGATGAGCAAGGTCACCCTCGAGGAGTACGCGCGAGCGATCGGCAAGGTCGAAGAATCGGCCAAGGGCGCCGGGCTGAACATGGTCGGTCTCAACGCCGCGTTCGCCGCTGTCACCCAGCACGGCATCACCGCCGACGACACCGCGCAACTGCTGCTGCACGGCATCAATACCCTCCAGCGGCCCAGTATCAAGCAGTCCCAGGTGCTCAACCAGTTCGGGATCAGCACCGCGCAGGTCCAAGGCTGGCTCGCCGACCCGAACCTCCAGCTGGGCGGCACGGTCGAACAGATTCAAAAGCGCGTCGACAAGTACAAGGGCGCGGACGGGCGCATCCATCTGGACCCCCACGCGGTATCCATCGATGCCCGCGCGGCGCTGGATGCCGAATGGAAGTCGATGACCGACTTTCAGCGCACGATCGCTTCCCGATTCGCCGGGCACGGCGAGATCAACGCCGAGAGCTTCAACAAGGTCATCAACGGGCTCGGGGAGGACGACCGCGCGGTGCTGTCGGAGTGGCGGTCACTCTACGATTCCAGCCACGGGTTCAACCGGCTGCTGCGTTCCGGGCTCAACCCCTCGATGTCGCCATCGCAGGCGCAGCAGGCCATTTTCGGCGACGCGATGACGACCAAGCTGGCCCAGTACCTGCTCGACAAGGGCGGCCCGCTCCCGTACGACGACCTCTTCCGTGACCTCGGTCGAAACCAGAACCGGACCGACCCCAACGGGCAAGTCCAGGGCTCCACCCAGTCTCAGGACACGCTGAAAGCCCAACTGTCCGACCTGCGGGGTGCCCTCAACACCGACCTGACCAAGCTCGGCGACTCCTCCCAAGGCCCGCTGACCTCCTTCGTCCGCCACCTGGTCGGCCTGGCGACATTCCTCGGCGACCACCAAGGCGTGCTCCAGTACGGCGGCCTCACCGCTCTGGGCTTGACCGGCGCGTTGGGACTCATCAAGGGCGGCAACGCCCTCGGCGGTTTGTTCGGTGCCGACAAGGGATCGTTCGGGCGCCTCATCGGACGCGGTATCGGCGCAGGCGCCCGAGGGATCGGCACCGGAGCCGCAGCCCTGTACTCCCGCGCGGGGACAACCGCCTGGATGGCTCGTACCGCCGCGCTGGACGGCCTCACCGCCGCCAGCGGCTGGATCGGCACCAACGCCCGCGGTCTCGCTCAGAGCGGCAGCTCGGTCGGCGGCCAGATCCGCAACGCCGCCATCGGCGGTGTCGAGATCGCGTCGAATGCGGTGGGCGCCATCGGTTCCGGCACATCCAAGGCATTCGACGCGTTGAAATCCGGTGCGGCGTCGGCGGGTTCGTCGATCGCCGGACTGTCGCGCACCATTGCCGGGCTCGGCGTCAGCATGGCCACCAACCTGAAGACGCAGACGGTCACCGCGTTCGTTGCCGGATTCCAGGTGCTCAAGGACGCGGGTGGCTGGGTCCGTGACTTCGTCGTCGCCCAGAAGGCGGCGGCGAGTGCCAGCAAGGCGTGGGCCGCCGCCCAGCTCATCCTCGATGCGGCCCTGAGCCCGGTGGGCCTAGTGGTGATCGGGATCGGTGCCGCGATCGGCGCCCTGGCCGCCGGATTCATCTACGCCTACAACCACTCCGAGAGATTCCGCGACATCGTCACCGGCGCGCTGTCGGCGGTCGGTCGTTTCTTCTCCAAGGCGTGGACCGACTGGATCAAACCGGTCTTCGACGGATTCGGTTCGGCCACAACAGATGTGACCTCTGCCTGGCAGAAGACGACCGATTTTTTCGGTACCTCCCTCCGTGACGTCCGGACGTTTTTCATCGAATTCGGTGCCGTAGTGTCCGAGGTGTACGGGCGGACACTGAAAGTCACTTTCGACGCGCTCGGCGCCGCGCTGGGCAAAGTCCGCGACGCGTTCTCCAACACCGTGACCTGGGTGAAGACCGAGTGGGGCAAACTGGGCCAGGTCGCCGCGACCCCGGTCAAGTGGATCATCACTCACGTCTACGACGGCGGCATTCGCCCGGTCTGGAACCGCATCGACAGCGTCTTCGGTGGCCACCATCAGTTACCGGAAATCCAATTCCGGGCGGCCGGTGGCGGTATCTGGGCCGGGCCGGGCACCATCCCCGGCTACGCGCCGGGCATCGATGATGTCAACGCGAAATTGTCGAAGGGTGAATCGGTCCTCACGCCCGAAGCGAGCAAGAAGCTCGGATACTCGACGATCGCCAAGCTCAACGCGGAGTCCGGCCGCCGCTCGGCGAATGATCTGATGGGCCAGCCGATCCGCGCCGCCGGGGGTCTGCTCGGTGACCTCGGCAGTGCCGCCGGGAACGCCTGGAACGACATCACCGGCGCGGCGGGATTGGCCACCAAACTCGTGTCCAACCCGGTCGCGAGCGTGCGCTCGCTGCTGGACAAGGTGCTCGGCGAGACCGGCAATACTCCCGGTGACGCCGGGTTGTGGCGGCAGGCCGCGATCGATATCCCCCGGCATTTCCTCGCCCGAGCGGTCGAGACCGCCAAGGGGTGGATCGGCTTCGGGCGCAAGAACGCCTCCGGCCCGGCCTCCGATAGCCCTGGCACGCCGTGGGTCGGCAGCGGCACCCTCGATACCTGGATCTCCCAAGCCATCGCCCTCACCGGCGTAGACCCCGCCACGTGGGGTCCGGGCTGGCACACCCTGGTGATGCGGGAATCCTCCGGCAACCCGAACGCGATCAACCTGTGGGACTCCAACGCGAAAGCCGGGCACCCCTCCAAGGGCCTGACGCAGTTGATCGATTCGAATTTCCAGCGGTACCGAGACCCGCGCCTGTCGGATAATATTTTCGACCCGATCGCCAACCTGGTCGCGGATGCGGGCTATATCAAGGCCGTCTACGGCGATATCACTCGTGTCCAGCAGGCGAATTCGACGCTGCCCGCGCATGGTTACGCCGGTGGCGGTATCAAAGACCCGCATCTCACCGCTCCGGAAAAAGACCGCGAATCCGGGCGCACCACCGCCGCACCGGGGTTGACGACGGCGCTGGCCGACCGCACCGCGATCGATCGCGCCTGGGCCTATATTCGGTCGGTCGCGGGGACCGCCTACTCCTACGGTGGCCTGGACTGCTCGATGTTCTTGTCGGGCATCTATCAGTCGCTACTCGGCCGCGACTCAGCCATCCGGGCGTTCAACACCACCTCCGATTTCCTCGCCCTGGGGTTCCGGCGCGGGCTGGGCGGAATCTTCTCTATCGGCGTCAACCCGAAGCCAGGCGAATTAGGCCATATGGCAGGCACTTTCGATGGTGCGGATGTGGAAAGCAATGCGGCGCACGGCGTCACGTACGGGCCCGGCGCCACCGGTGCCGCTGATGCGCAGTTCCCGGACAAGTACTACCTGCCCGGTAACTTGTTCTCGCCGCCTCTCCGGGGTGCGGGTGCGAAGCCGACCGAAGGGCAGTCTCAGGCCAACAAATTGCACGCGCAGGCCCGCAAGCTGCGTGACCGGATCACCACTCTCCAGAAGGAGGAGCAGCGCGCCAACGACGCTGCGGCCCAACGTGATCAGGACGCGCTGAAGGCTGATGACGACGCGGCGAAATACACATCCAAGGCCGCGCAGCAGATCCTGGACGCGGACAAGAAGAAGTACCTCGACGCCGCGCAGAAGGCCCGTGACCGCGGCGGGAAGGCCCGCGAGGCGGCGCAGAAGGAACGCGACCGCGCCGCGACCTACCACCAGCGCGCCCAAGACGCCCAAGTCCAGGCCGATCAGGCCGACCGGGACGCCGGGACCGCCTGGTCGTCCCCGAGCCAGGTCAAGCCCCGCCGGAACGGTTCGGGCGATCCGAACCATCTGCTGACACCGAAAGAGGCCATCGAACAACTCGCCGGTACCGCGGTCGACGCGGCCTTCGAGACACTGGGCTTGTCCGACACCGTATTCGCCGATCCGAACCAGTCCTATCTGCTGCGGATCGGCAACGCGATCCTGAACCCGTTCGCGAAAGTGCCACCACAACAACAGGATCAACAAGACTCCGCCGATCAGGACTCCCTCGACGCCGAGGGCGACGCTGCGGCCGGGGACGCGAGCCCGGCCATCGACGGTGGCGGCCTGGACGACACCACCGATCCCGCCGCCGATCTCGGCGGCAGCGACGACGACATGGCCGGACCCGACTCGTCACTGAGTCCGGACACCGACCTCGACAGCGGGCCCGCCGCCACTCCGGGCTCGGCGCCGCCGTCGCCGGGTCCGAATGACGTGCCGTCGCAGGCCGATCAGGACACGCAGACACCGGATCTGGGGCACTTCGCGCGCCCGGACTGGTTGCCCGGTGCGGGGCCGACAACGCCGCTGGCCCCGTCGACCGCGGTGCCGTCGCAGCCGCCGCTGACTCAGCAGCTGCTCGACCTGCTCCAGACCACACCGCAAACCCACGACGCGGGCGGGCTGCTTCAGCCCGGCCTCACGCTGGTCAACAACGCCACCGGCCTACCGGAAGCCGTCCTCGCGCCACGCGAGAAACGCAACCTCGAGGCCATCGCCCGCCTGGAACTGGGCCAGGTCGGCGGCAACCCGCGTAGCTGGGTGCATATCGAGAACCTGCACCAATACTCCGGTGAGGACGGCCACGACACCGGCCGCCGCATCGCCCGTGAGATGGCCGCCTACTCGGCAGGAGCACGATGAGCTACACCCCACCCCACGAGCCGACGGTGTGGCAGTTGGATTCGCTTCTCGCCGAGGACGACTCGGTCCTCACCTGGATCGGCGCCGACGAGTCACGGTGGCCGATCTCCGGCGGCCTGGCACCCATGCCCGGCGTGCAGCCCGGTGTTGCTCTACAGAGCATCGCCGGGCCGATGGGGTCGTTCAAGCATCTGGATCAGGTCGGCGCTCGCCAGGACGGTGTCACGTGGGAGGACACCGTGTGGGACGCCACCGAGCTCGACCTCGGCGTCAACATCTCCGCTCCGAGTCCGCGTGAGTTCCGGCTGGTCATGCATCGGTGGCTGGATTCCTGGGACACCCGCACCCAAGGCCGCCTGACCTGGTATTCGCGGCAGTTCGGCGAATGGTGGATCGATCTCCGCGCCGCGAAACTCCCCGCCAACGTGATCAAAACCGCCCCAGCGTCGTTGACGACACTGGACGTCAATTGGGTTGGTAGAGCGGACTTTCCGTTCTGGGTGAGCTTCGATTCGGTATCGGCATTGGTCGCCTCCGATCCGACCATTCTCACCGACCCTGCCGGGCGGAATCCGCCGGGCTGGCTGCCGTTGTGGAACCGGGGAGATCAACCCGGTTGGGCGAGGTTTGTTGTGCAAGGGCCGGGGACGTTCACCTTCGGGGACGGCGTGAGCTCCAACCAGGTGATCTTCGGCCCGGTGCCCGCCGGTGTTCAGGTGTTGATCACTACGCTGCCGCGGCTGCGCAGTATCAGGGAGATCAATACGGGCACCAATCTGTACCCGCTGCTCCAGGGCCGGTGGACGGTGCCGATTCCGCGCGGCGCGGCCGTGCATATCCCGTGCTCGGTCACCGGCGCTCAAGCGGGGGTCACGCGCGTTGTCGCCTCCCTCACTCCCTATCGGAGATGGCCGGAATAGCGAACCCCGCAAGACATAACTGGATAGCGAAAGCGGTTGTGCTGTGGTCGATCTCGACACCCTCGACGCACGTCTGGTGATGCGGACCGTCGATCGCGCGCTCGCCCAACAGGAGCTTGACGAAAGCCTCAGTAAGCCACGGTTTCTCGTCGAGATCTTCGACAACCAGTACGGCAAGCAGGGCGAGATCGGCGACTACATCTCCACCACGGTCACCTGGAAACGCAACGCGACCGCCGGTGCGACCATCGTCCTCAAGGGCGACGACGCGTGGGGTGCCTACGCCCGCCGCTGCCGCACCACGGTGGTGCCGATCATCATCACCGTCAACGGCTACCGGTGGACCGGCCGCGTCGACACCGCCTCCTGGGACCTCGTAGACGGCGTCGCCACCTACACATTGCAGCTGATCAGTGACTGGCAGTGGTTCCACCGGATACTCGTGTTCCCGAATTTCGCGCTCCCGATTCAATTCCAGGTGCCCAAACAAGCCGTGTATATCGGTCCGGCGTGCACAGTGCTGGCGGTCATGTGTTTCGAGCAGTGCATCCGGCTGCAATTCGGGCTCTGGGAGATCGTCAACAACATCCTCGACCCGGCCGCCTATTTCGCGACCGCGCTGATGAAAGAAGGGCTACTCACCCCGATCGCGGTCGTGCCGGTCAACCCGCTCACCGACGCGTCGAAGTGGGTGGCGATCTCGGGACGCATGGATTCGATCGCCACCCTCGCCGATCAAGTGTGCAAAGACAACGGCATCGACATGTCGGCCGAGGCGTGGCTACCGGGCGATCCACAACCCGCACCGGACTGGTACACCCTCACCGAGCCCTGCATCGTGGTCCGGTTCGCCGACAAATCGGGGGTGACCGGGCCGACGGGGACGATCATCGACGGGCTCATCAAAGAGGCCGTCGATATCGCCGACGGTGCGCTCGCGGAAATCCTCGACCCGCTCGCGAGCTCCGAATACCGCCCCGAAGGCATCAACCTGGCCCCGCTGTTCGGCGTGAACTGGGAGCGGCCGTGGACGGTACTGCTGCCCGACGTGCCGCGATCCGGGCTCAAGGAATGCCACATCACCGAGCATCACCCGCTGGCGCACACGGTGATCGGCGGAGGCCGCAGCCCGCAATGGGTCAACCAAACGGTCGACATCCTGCTCCAGCTGGCACTGTCGGAAGTCTTGGCCGTGCTCGGCGCCTCCGGCATCGCACCGACCCTGCTGGACGGCATGCTGGACAACATCATTCTGTCGTTCCAGCAGGTGGAGAACGCGCCGCGGCGCTTCAAGCTCGGCAAATTCGGGTTCCCCGAATATTTCACGTCGACGGGCTCCACTGCCTACACGTTCGGCGAATTCTTCGCCTTGGAGATTGCCCAATGGGAAACTCGCGGATTTTCCAGCTGCCAGGCCGTGATGTTCGACGGTGTCCTCTACAGTCTGGGCCGCGACTATCGTCACGGCGATCTGATGTCCTGGATACATGAGGGCAAGCTGTACTCCGACTACATCAGCGAGATCAACGCCACCGACGACCGATCCAAGCGCGTCGAAGTCCTCACGAAAATCGGTGACGGCAGCGCGCAAGAATCGCCGTGGGCGAAACTTCAGCGCCGCCTCCAAGGGTTCGAAAACGCCATGCAGATCGCGCTGCTCAGCGCCAACTGATCGGCGTCACATCGTTATCGAAGGGGTGCCTTCATGCCCATTACACCCAATCCCGACGGGAGTATCACCTGGACCGGGACCGTCGTCTTCACCGGCGCCACCGAACCACTCTCCACCGGCGTCGCGACCTTGACCCTCACACCCAGCGGCGGCTTGTCCAACCTGCCCGCGCTGGTCAACGGCGAACCGGGCATGCCGCCGACCTTCCGCAGCGTCATTGTCAACCAAATACCGTACGGCACAACACCACCCGCCTCCACGGCCACACTGGTGTCTCCCGGCGGGCCGGGGACGGCCAGCGTCTACGATCTGACGTTGTATGTGAACGCAGGACAACCAGGGCCCGCGGGCAGCAACGCCACCGTCCTGGCCGCTGGTGATGTCGTGGCGGCCGGGATCGTCGACGGCTGGACCCTGATCTACAACGCCGCTCAATCGAAACTCGTTGCCGCACCGCCGAAACGGATCATCGGCCCGTTTGCTTCCGCTGCGCTGACCCCCTACACCGGGAACGCGGGCTCGGCCACCCTCGCCACCGTCGGCATCCCCGCCCAGCCCTGGGCTTGGCGGCCTCGCGTGCACGGGCACCTCTACACGGTCGGCACCCCCAACACCCACATCGATGCTGTTGTGCGCGTGGGTGATCCGGCCTCCGGGGACATCGTGGGTATGGGGTTGGGGCTGACCGGGACAACCATCGCTGTCGTGACGGTCGGCCCGCATTTCGCCGCGCCGGTCACCGGGACCAGCAGCTACGGTCAAGTCGCCGCGGGCGCGACAGCGACGCTGTCTCTGTTGGCGACGCAGACGGCGGCGACCACCGACACTTGGCAGGTCCTGGTGGCGGGCGGGCAGTTCCTCGTGGACGTGGTGCCCAGCTGATGGCGCTGTCACCCCAGTTCGTCAACGCGTTCGGCGAAGCTCTGGTCGACCTCCTCGAAGCCAAGGTCGCGCTCCTGATCACCGGCGCCACCGGCGGCCTGATCGACCTGCGCGGCTGGGCGCAGCAGTTGCGCGCCGACGCCGACAAGGCCATCGCCCAAGCCACCGCCGCACAGACCGCCGTCGCGTCGAAACCAGGGATCTCCCAGGTCCCGATCCCCTCGACCTTGTGGGGGTCCTTCGGTGCCGACGAGGACGCCACCTTTCCCCGCTCCCAGCTGAGTTTCGGGGCGGCGGGAAACACCGCCTCGGCCAGTGGCGGCAATACCGGCGCCCATTCGCACGCGTTGAGCATCGTCCCCGACTACCAGCCCGCCGGGCACGGGTCGAATTATTTGGAGATCGGGTACATCCGCACCACCCGCGACCGCACCTATTCCCAGGTCGGATTCATCACCGGCAGCTCCGCCACCTGGGCCGGGATCACCGCCGCCTACATCGGCGTATACCGGGTCGACCCGGCCACCGGCAACCTGACCCTGGTCACCCCCGACATCGCCGCCCGCAACCTCGCCGGGGAGATCACCACGCAGAACACCGAGCAACGCTTCGACCTCGGGACCACGGTGAACGCCAAGCAGAACGACATCTGGGCCGTCGGTGTCCTGCAAGTCACCAACTTGTTGCAGACCTGCGCGAGCATCATGCAGATCACGCTGGCCGACCTCATCCCGCCGCCCGGCACCCACTTCCCGCGCAAGAACTACTGCTACGCGGGCCCCTATGGCAGCATCCCGGCATCGATCCCGGAATCGGACCTGAAATACGACCAGTCGACCAAATTACCGTTCTACGTTCTGAGGTGAATCGTCGTGTCCGACAAGCTCGCTCACGTCAAAGCCCTGTTCCACGCCGTGACATTGGACGGGTTCGGTGCCCGCAGATACGTCGGCCATCACCGGCTCGACCGGGCCCGCACCTTCCTGCACACCGTCGTCGCCCCCGCGCTGTGGCGGGCCATCACCGCCGACGACCCCGGCTACGACCCCCTCGGCCCACCCACCGACGCACAGGGCACTGCGGCGGTCCGGTACTTCGTGACCTTCCTCGAGGCTCACCGCGAATTCGAACGCCTCGCCCACCCCCACGACGAGCTGTGGCACATCCTCTACCAACCCGGCCAAGAGGGCTGTTTCTTCGACGACCTGTGCGCCGCCCTGCACGCCGATGACCCCGACTGGGCGGGACCGGTGCCGTTCGTCGCGTATCCACCCGCCATCCACCACCATCCGTGAAAGCAGGCCGCCCGCATGACCGATACCCTCTGGGCCGACGTCTCCGAATGGCAAGTCCCCGTGGACGATTCCTACCCCTACGATGTGCTGGCCATCCGCGCCAACGACGGCACCTACCGCGACCGCACCTTCGTCCAGAACTACACCTGGGCTACTCGTGCGCTGGACGACGGGCGCCTGCACGTCCTGATCGTCTACCTCGTCTACCGCTCCGGCTGGGAGAAGACCCTCGACACGGTGAAAGATGTTGTCGGGCAGCCGCATCCGCGGACCGTGTTCATGATCGATGTGGAGTCGTGGGGCGGCCAGATCAGCGGCGACCAGTCCGAGGGCATCAACCGCCTCTACTGGGGCCTCACCGACTGGCTCGGTACCAGCAGCCAGCCCGGCACCCGCCGCGTCATTGGCTACGGCAATACCGCCGACCTCGACGCGCTGTGGCCGACGCGCCCGGACGGCCTGGCGCTCGTCGTCGCCGCCTACGGCGCCAACCCCGCCTATCCGGGTCGGATCGCCCACCAATACACCGACGGCCATGGGTACGGCGGCGGCCTGCCCGAAGGCGCACCGCCCTTCGGCGCCTGCGACATGAACTCCGCCGACGGCTACGACATCACCGCCCTCGGGGCCGCGCTCGGGCTCGGCTACGACATCACCGGCCTCCACAACCCCACTCGCACAGGAGATCCCATGGCCACACTCGATCAAGATGACATCAACGCCATCACCGCCAGCGTGACGAAGTGGCTGGCGGACTTCATCGTCGGCTACGTCGGCCCCGGCCTGTCCGATATCAAAGACATTCGCGAACAGCTCACCGGCGCACGGGATCTCGTCCGCAACCCGGACGGCACGATCGACGTCGCCAAGTCGTTCCCCGGCTTCGCGCAGAACGGGTACCGCACCCTCAACGATCTGCTGGCCGCCCTCGCCGCTCACACCGGCGTGCCCGGTGCCAGCGACACCAATCCCACTGGAGGCAGCCGATGACTCTCCCGTCCTACAAGACCGTCGTCGCCGATCTGAGCATGGCCGGAATGGCGATCACCGCCATCGCCTCCCTGCTCAAACTGGTCCCACCGGACAACCAGATCGCGGCCTGGTCCCTGTCGGTCGCGCTCGCAGTGCTCGGCGTCATCGGCGCCGTCAACACCCACCTGACCGGCAACGAGGCCGCCCTCGCCGCCGCGGCCAACGCGATTCGAGCCGAGATCCAGGCGCTCGCCGACAGCCACGCCCGCACCCAAGCAGCCGCCACCGCGCTATCCCCGGCCGCGGCAGACACCACCCCGTCGGAAGTCCCCGCGCCCGCGCCGACTGCTGCGGCCCCGGTGGTGGAGGACGTCGCGACTGTGCTCGCCCGCCACCCCGTCACATAACCGCACCGCGAGAGGAGGACGACGGCATGCTTCCGGTCATTATCGACATTCTTGCCTACTGGGTCTCGCACGTATACGAGCTCGCCGGGGTGATCAGCTCCCTGTCGGCCTGATCACCCGGCGGCACAACAGGAATCGCCCCCTCACTCGCGAAGAAGACTTCGGAGTGAGGGGGCGATTTCGTCGTTACACCACGCCGTCAGCATTGCGATGCTCGATGCGTGAACCGGATAACAGCAGGTCGGAAGCCGAACAGTTGGTCTTGAATCGGTTGTCGGTCGTCGAGATAACGAGTCACGGCGTGCTATGGTCCGCAGAAGACACCGGCGGCTGAAATGTAGCTTTCTCAGGGGGATTCCGTGAGTGATCTTGAGGCTGACCTCGACACGCTGCACCGGCTCGGCGGCACGCTTGCCGGTCACGCCGACGCAATCGGCCAGATCAAGGTATCGGCGACGGTCACGATGGCGGACTCGCCCGTCCAGGAGCTGTCCACCCAGGTAGGCGATGCCGTGAGCAAGGCATTCGGTTTCCTCGGCGGGAACATCCGGCAGATGTCGGACGCAACCCAGACCAGTGCCAAGAGCTACGCGGAGGTCGAGCAGGTATTCGCGGATCGGCTGCGCCGGTACACCAGCGGTGAACAGCCACGATGACCACCATCAGCCACGTACGCAACTGCCAGCCCGCGACCATGGTCACCTTCGCGTCGGACCTGACCACCCAGAGCGCCACGTTCTCCGCGCGGGTCGAGCAGATGGATCGTGACGTGGACACCGCCATGAACAGTTGGAAGGGCGAGGCCGCTGCCGCTGCCTCGGTCCGGGCGCTGTCGCACAAGCTTGCTGGCAACCATCTCAGCGAGACGGTGGTGACGCTGGCCGACCATTTCAACACCTATGGTGGCGAGATGGACGGTTATCGGACCGCGCTGCTGGGCATCGTGGACGGCGAGGTTCCGCATGCGGGGATGTCGGTCGACGACGAGGGCAATGTCACCGCGCCGAAGTACCCCAACGCCAAGACCGATGTCCTCTCCTTCATCCTTCAGGCGCAGCTCGACGGCCAGGCAGCGGGATTCCAGGCTCGGATCAAGACCCTGCTGGTCCAGTTCGGTGAGGCGGAAGGCAAAGCAGCGCAGGCGATCACGACCGATCTCCAGTTCCTCGGCGACTACGAGAAGACCCCGGACGGTCAGCCTGTCGGCACGCAAGTGCAAGCCATTCTCGACGGCAAGGCGCAGTTGCCGACCGACCCGAAGGCCCTGCACGATTTTTGGGAGACGCTGACACCTGCGGAGAAGGACGCGCTGTACGAGCACGATCACTATCTCGGCAACCACGACGGGCTCCCGACCGTCGACCGTGATCACTACAATCGAATGACCCTCCAGGACGAATTCGCGCGAGCGCAGAACGGGGACCCCACCGTCAAGGACAAGCTCGGCGACCTGAAAACGGTCGCCGCCGAGGTGAACAAGCCCGACCGCTACCTGATGTTGCTGGACAGTCAGAGCGGTCGGGTGCCGTATGCGGCAATCGCTGCCGGTAACCCGGATACCGCATCGAACGTCTCGACCTATGTGCCAGGTACCTCGTCGCGACCATCATCGATCGATCGTGAGATGGGCCGCGCCGATGCAATGCAAAAGAATGCCCGATACGCAGGTGCGAAAAGCCCGTCGGTGATTGCCTGGCTCGGCTACGAGGCACCACCAGGGATACCGGACGCTTCAACGAAGCATTGGGCTGATACCGGAGCTTCGGCGCTGGACCGTTTTCAGGATGGCTTGCGCGCCTCGCACGATGGTCAGCCCTCCTACAACACGGTTCTCGGGCACAGCTATGGCACCACTCTCATCGGTGATGCGGCCAGCCACGGTCGCAGCCTCAACGCGGACGCGGTGACGTTGGTGGCTAGTCCGGGGACCACGGTCGGCCACGCCAGCGATCTCCATCTGACCGGCGTGCCACAGGACGAGGTGGCCAAGCACATCTTCGCCACCAAGGCCGACAACGATCCGGTCCCCCTGTACGGGGACGTCGGCGGGGGATTGCCGTTCGTGGGAGACAATTTCGGCAAGGACCCCACCTGGAGTGGCTATGGTGCCCAAACGTTCAGATCCGACTCCGGTTCCTCATGGCCGATCGTTGGATACGATCCGGGCGCTCACAGCGAGTACTGGAACCCTGGCAACAAGGCATTACAGGGTATGGGCGACATCATTGCCGGGCACGGCGATCGAGCGGTGGCTATCAAATGAGCCTCACGCAGCGGAAACCGAAGGCAGCGCTCGTCGCGCTGGGAATTGCGCTTGTGGCGGTGGCCGGACTGCTCACCGGATGCGGAAACAGCAAGGTGGACAAGGGGGTAGCTGTGGATACGACGTTGACGGAGGCGGCAGCGCGGGAACGTATCACGGCCTATTTTCTCGATACTCTGCGTGCGTTGCCGCCTGGGGTGGGATTGTCGCGGGTACCGCAGAACCCGAATCTCGCCGCGCTCGGCGAGGACGCGGCGATCAGCGTCCCGTGCGACGACAACAACGACGACCCGAGAAAACCGGAACAGGCGCAGCTCGGGTACTGGGTCGTTGGTGTTCCCGCGGGCCAGGATTCGCACTATTTCGAGTTGATCCGCAACTACTGGACAGGCCGTGGCTTCCGGCTCAATCCGGACTCGACATCCCGCTGGGCGGCAGTATGGACACCGGACGGCTATTCCCTGTCGGTCAAGAATGCGGGCATGGGCGACGGCTCGCTGAGCCTCGATTCGGGATCGCCATGCTACCCGCGTTCTGCCAAAGGCACGACCAGTCCACAGCCAACCGAACTCAAGCGCCCCTCTTGACGGGCTCCTCGGCAAACTAATTGTAGGTGTTAGTGAATGTCTCAGCAGCACAATGCTTTCGAGGAACTCGGCGTCAAGGTGCAACGCGCTCATTACGCGCTGGAGAAGATCCGCGGTGTCGGCACGGTGAAGGGCGTCCGCGTGATCATCGATCACGAGAACCGGCTGTTGTCGGTGACCGTGGACGAGGAAGACATCATCCTGGCCGCCTATCAGGAGGCGCTGCGGGACAAGGAGCCGAAGGTCGACGAGGCCATGCGGGAACTGCGGGCCGATCCTCGCGTGGAGGCCGCCTCCACCTTCGTGCAGGCCAACGTGGCACGGTCGGAGGCCGAACGGGCTCGGCGGCAGCGGGAGATCGAGGAGGCCGAGGACCGGTTCTTCGAGGAGCGCCACCGCCGGGGCTGGTTCGATAGCTGAGCCGATACCGATGTCGCCGCTCATCCTCTCGCACTGCGACATCGTGGCCGCAGGAGGGCGAGGGCCAGACACGCCGTGATCACTGCCGCCACCAGATAGCACTCCATGGATCGTCCGGAAATAGTGTCGAACACGGCGACGTTGGGTTTCGACAGTTCGTGCCGCCCGTGGATCAGGTTGGTGATCGGGGCCTCGGTGGTGTCCTCATCGTCGACCACGTCGGGAGCGGTCAGCGCGAAGGTGAGCACTGCAAGGTCCATCACCGTCATCGCGGCCACGGTGAACATGCGGAGCAGCCAGTTCCCCTTCACCATGACATAGGTTCCGATCGCGGTGGCGATGATCATCGGTAGGAGGCCGATCAACGCCACCGCGCCCACGGTCAGCACGATGCCGAGGAGTAGGTAGCCGGGCACGGTGAATCGCGCTGCGACCGCGAGGATCGCGACGACGACTTGAACAGCCACGACTACCGTTGGGATAACGGTGTCGGCGTTGTTGCCCCGAGGTGCAGCCTTGCCGGGACCCGGACCGGGAGACGGTTGTGGGTCGGTTCGATCCGGCCAACTCAT